GGGCGGGCGCGCAGGGAACGGCAGCGCCGGCAGGCCTGGAATCTCGAAGGACTGGCTTGAGTCCCGGAAGATGATCGACGTGGTGAAGTAGCCCAGCGTCAGGCTCAGGTTGTACGTGTCCGGAGATGCCGTCACCGGCACCATCAGCTGCAGCGTTTGCGTCAGGTCATAGATCGACAGGTAGTAACGCTGACCGTAGGGATTGAACGTGCAAATGCAGTTGTACTGCGCGCCGTCAAGCGTGGCCTGGAACGAGAAATTCGAGGTCGCCGAAGGAGTGAAGGGGATGACGATCTGTGCGGCCATGGGTCAGCTTCCGATGGTGTTGGCGACAGAGCTGTTGGTCGGCGGGTTCGGCACGGGCAGGCCCGCATTCAGCTTGGCGTACAGGCCATTGAACGCCTGCGTGGCGTCCTGCGCCGTCACGAGCGGCTGAACGAAGTCCCATTGGAACTTTTGCTGCACCTTGATGTCGCCCGCACTGGTGGTGTCGCGGAGCACTTTCAGCAGGCAGTTTTGATAGATGAAGCCGGGCGTTCCCACCGTGAAGCTGCCGCCCTGCTGGATGTGCGCCTGCAAGCGCTGCTGGATGAACGTGATCGTCTGTTGGATGCTCGGGTAGCTCAGTCGCCCATTGCGAACCGGGCAGACCATTTCCACGGAGAACGCGAGCGCCTGCTGAAGCATCGCGTTTGCGGCCATGCTCATCGACGCGAAGGGGTATTCGGCCGGCGAGAAGTCGATCAGCGTGCCGCCCGGCAGGAGCTTGAAGTTCGCGAAGTAGTCATTGGGGTCGGCGTAGTTCGGGGATTCCGTGCCTTCGGTCAGCGAAAGGACGGTCATCGACCCGGCCGGCTTGCCTGCGGCGATGCCGTCGATCAGCGCGATGGGCGCGATCTGGTAGTCGCGGATGAATTGCGGCTTGTCCATGTCAGTTCATCGCTGCGACGGTGGCTTGCGCGCTGCCGCCGGTCTGGTTTTGGATCACCACCCGCACACCGTTCTCCGTGAAATTGCTGGCGCCGTTCTCCTGCTTCGTGATCGCCACCACCAGCTTCACAAGCTGATCCATGGACTGCGGATCGAGCTTCTGATCGGGACCGAATCCGGTTCGCTTCGAGGCGTTTGCGATGAGCGCCGCCGTGTCGTTTTCGCTGCCCGGCGAATACTTGTTCAGGATGCTCCTGATCGTCGTGAGGTGGTCGCGCTGTTCGTACAGTTGAAGCTGACGCGCGAGCGCCGCGATCCCCTGGTCATCATTCTGGAACGTCTGGAACCCCGTCGTGGAACCCGGAATGCGCAAATTGCCCGGATTGTGGTTGCGCACCGATAGCGGGGTGTTTCCGGTCAGGTGATCCCAGATAGCCCCGTAGACGCCGCCAGCGGCCCGCAGGCCATCCATGAAGCCATGCTTCTTGGCCTCGCCCGCGGCAGGCATGGACGATACGGTTCCCTGCGCCGTCTCCTGGGCTACTTGGGACTTCGGGAACAGCTTTGCCAGGTAGGTCGCCATCGTGTGTATGGCGCCCATGAACGATTCCACGTCGGACGCAAACTCTTTGCTTCCGAGATAGCTCCCGAGTTTTTCGAGCGCGCCGCCGACTGCCTCGATCCACTTCTGAAGCCCGCCATTCGACGCGAACGATTCGACCGCCGCTGCGATCCCATCCGCGAACTTTTCCAGGAACGGCGTCAGCGTCTCCAGGCTCTTGATCAGCGACACCTCGATGCCCTCGCCGGCTCGCTTCATGGAGACGATGAAGTCCTGCCACGCGCGGCCGGTTTCATCGTCCACGTTCAGTTTCTCGCGGTCGGCCTTGTAGGCGTCGATGGTCTTTGTCAGTTCCTCGGACGTGAGGGCGGACAGGCGGCGCAGGTCTTCCATGCTCACAAGCTGGTCGAGCCCGCGCGCCTGCGCGCCCTGGAGCGTGCTGCCGCCCGCCTTGAACGCCTGCACGAGCTTGGGCAGGATTTCCGGGAGAATCTGGCCGGCGCTCTTGCCCTGCGTGTTCTCGCCGAGCGCGTTGAAAATCCACTGCTTCGAACGGTCGGACTGCGCGCTTGCAATGCTGCCGAGCGCAGCTTCCGGGTCGATGTACTTGCCGAAATTGACGTTGGCCGCGCGAAGCTCGCCCGTGTTGATGCCCAGCCCCAGCGACTGCCGGCGCGCGTTGGACGCCGAGCCCGCCAAGCCACCCAGGCCGAAGCCGGACGCGATGGCGCTGAACGCCGCCCACTTGGCCGCGCTGAACGCCGTACTGGCGACATTGCGCGCCACGTCGCCCGTCCACTTGACGGCATCGCGCAAGTGCTGGATGTCCTCGGCGCGCTGCTTTTTCTTGCGCGCGCCTTCCTTTTCTTCGTCGGCGATTCGCTTTTTGCGCGCGTCGGTCTCGGCCTTGTCCTTCTTGGCCTTGTCGTCGCGCTCCGTCTTGGCCTTCTTGATCGCTTCGGCGTCGGCCTTGTCCGTCTTGCGGCGCTCGGCAGCGAGCTTGCCTTCCTGCTGGACGGCCTCTTTCGTCGCCTCAAGCTGTTCTTCGGTGTTGACCTTGAACTTGGCAAATTCGGCGGCGAACTTCTTCCAGTCCGCATCATCGATGCCGATCTTTACGACGGAGACTTTTTCGCTCATGGCCTCATTGTCTCAGGGGATTGACCGCCGGGCCAGCGCCCGAATCAAGTGCCGCTGTCGGTACTGCTGCGCGTCCAGGAAGCCGGCCGAACTGGTTTCGGTCAAGTCCTTGAACCATGGCCCGGCCAGCAGGGTCAGACAGTGACCGATACAGTGGGTTTCGTCGTAGGTTCGGCAGGCGTCAATGTCGGCAAGGAAGCGATGAACTCCGTATTGCTCCAGGAGCCAAAGCCCCAGCCGCGCGATTCCCCCACCATCGGAAGCAGACGCTCCGAGAGCGCCTTCGGTGCGGCCCTGACACTCGACGTAAAAAAAGTGATGCTGTTGAGCACCTCCGAGTAAGCGTCGTCATCGACGATGCCGTGCGCGTGCGCGGTGGCGAGCGTGGTCTCTTTCCAGCCGCCGCCGGCCGGGTCAGCGTAGACCACCGTCGTCAGGCGAATGAACTCGTTCACGAGGCCCAGGCGCACGCCCGAAGGGGTATCCCAGGTGCCAAGCCCCTTGGCTGCGGACATGAGCGCCGGATAGGCGATTTGCGGCCCGACCAGCGCCAAGTGCTGGGCATCGCTTTCCCCGTAGCACTTGGAGAAAACCGCGCCCAGTTCGGCATAGAACTGTTCGAATGTGACTTGCGCGATGGGCAGGCAGTGGACGTGAACCACGCCGTACTTCTCGGACTCGACCTGGAAAGTCAGGTGCAGCTTGGAGTTGATCTTCATGTGCGTCCAGAATGAGAAAAGCCCCGCAGGGCAGGGCTTTCATTGTCGCGCGAAATGCCGGGCTCAGGCGGCAGTCCAGAGTTCGGAATTGACGTTGTAGATGCCGCGCAGTCGCAGGGTATACGTCGGGTCATTCCCGTCGAACGTCATGTTGGGAACGTTCTCGATGATGCAGCCCTCGATCTGGTACAGCGGCAGGAGCGCGCTGTCCGAAATCACATTGATCGATCCAACAGAGGTGTTCGTCTCGACCTGGGACTTGAACGCCGCGGCCAGTGCTTGCGTGCGCAGAATGTGGACTTCCACCACGGCCATGACGTAGGGCTCGGGCGAATCGACCGCGCCCGTCATCGTCGCGATCTTCTTGGACGCCACGCCTTCGAAGCCGACCGAAATGCCGCCCTTGGCGAGGAACGGCGAGGTGATCGACAGCGCGGGGTAGTCGGCGAAGATCACCGCACTGCGTAAAAGATTTAGCACACCCTGATTCAGAGGCACGGCCATTATTCGACTCCTTCTTTCGTGTGTTCCGACACCGATGCAATCAGCGCCTTAGTTTCCCGCTCGGCTGCGCGTCTTGCTTGTTGCGCGGCCTTCATGCTTGCCTTGGCCTCATCGCTGTATTTTCGACCAAGCGCAGATTGTCTGCGCTTCTCAATCTCTTCGGGGGACTGCTTTCTGCCGACGTGAATCGCAAGCAGTTTCGCCTGATGCTCCGGTGTCATCGGGATTGGCTTGCGCTTCAATCCAGCGACTCGACACTTCTCTCTTGACTCAGCCGTATGGCCCCTAAGGTCAGTCCGGGCTTTCTGTGCGGCAGACATATTGGCCCGAGCCTCATCAGTCCACACCCTCGGCTTGCGCGTTTTTGCGGCAGCGCTCATGCGCGCCTTCTGTTCATCGGTCATCAGCTTGCCACGTCGAGCCGCGCCGATCTTCTTGCGCACCTCATCGCATCCGCTGACGCCATCTCCGCCCGCCGTCAGGTTATATCCGTGCGGTGCCATTGATCCAGCCTGGGCAATCAGGGTTCGCTCCAGTTCAGCCAGTTCAGCGCGATCCTTGATGATCGGGGCCGCGATTTCCTCGATCACGAAGTTCTCGATCCCGTGCTTCCGCATGGCGGCGTGAAGGGCGAATCCACCACCATGCCGGAATTTCGCCACATGGATTGCCCATCGCTCAGCGAGCGTCATTGTGGTCAGGCCAATGTAGACCTTACCCGTGATGACATTCGTGACCTGATAGCACAACATGCGTCAGCCGTTCGCGATGTTGGAGACGGTCAGGTTGACCACGATCTGGTCGAACCCGCGCGCCGGGGTGAACGTCAGCGCCAGGCCGGCGTACTTTCCGATGGCGTAATCGCCCGGTTCCTGCACCACGTAGGTGGAGAACGGAATCGCGGTGACGGTCGGCGGCGGCGAGTTCAGCACCATGCCGAAGGCGATGCCGTTGTTGACCACCTGTTGCGAGACCTTCTGCAACTGGTTGATGCCGGCCTGGTTGTAGTACAGCGGATTCGTCGGGCTGTTCGACCCGTTGATGACCGCGGCCGACAGCGCCATGTCCTGGTTGATGATCATCCAGTCCACGGAGTACCAGAAGTTCCACGGGTTCAGGTCGCCGTACACGCCGTTGACAATCAGCGTGTTCGAGATGCCGCCCTCGGCGCCCGTGCCCACCCAGTTCAGGCCAGCGGCCTTGTAGGTGGTCGCGTTGGAAGGCGACAGCGTGTAGGGCGTGACGCCGAACAGGTAGCGGTATTCCAGCGGCGCCACGAGGTTGACCGGGCCGGGATCGGCCGACAACTGGGCGTAGAGCATCGCCGCGGCGCTGAACTCCGTGGTCGGCGCGCTCGGGGACTGGAGCACGAGGTACGCGGCCTTCGTCGGGATCGTCGCCCAGGCCGAATAGGTCGCCGCCGTCGTCGTGACCAGGAAGTAGGTCGCCGAGGTCGGCGAATCGTACTGGCGGAACAGCGTCGGCGCCGTGGTCTCCGTGTCCCACGTCATCGGCACGAGGTAGGCGTAGAACTGCTTGGCCGGGTTCGTCAGGTACGTCGAGAGCGCCGTGACGCCAGCCGCCGGGGTGCCGGCGCCCAGTTCCAGGACGTAGACCGCCTGCGTGTTGCCCTGCGCGAAGAACGTGTCGCCCATCGCGGTGAGTTCGCTCACCGAGTCAAGCTGGAACGTGCCGAGCGTGGTTTCCGAGCCGGGGTTCGACGCGAGCGGGTAGGTGAACGTGGTGGCGTTCACTTCCGTGCAGGCAAACGTGCCGTTGTAGCCACTCGGGACGACGCCGGAGATTTGCCCCTGAACGGCGCCGCCGGCCGGGATGCCGTGCGCCGCTGCGGTCACGACGGTGACGACGCTGGACGTCCAGGAGATGGACGAAATGGCAATCGGCGCCTTCAGCAGAGCGGTCAGGTCGGCATTCTGCGTCAGCAGCGCCGAAGTGCCCGCCGCCAGCGTCGTGCCGCCCTGCGAGATCAGCGCGCCAGTGCGCTGGAGTTGGCTGGGTGCCGAAGCCACAGCCTCACTCACGTTGACGATGACGATGGACGTGCTCATGGGCTAGGCCCTCGCTTACTGGTAGCTCAGGGAAATCACGCCCGCCGTGCCGACAAGCAGGCACAGGCCATTCGTGAGCGGGAAATCGACGTCGTAGATGCCGGCCGTCTGCGGGATGGAGAACACGAGGTTCGAGGCCGCGGCGGCGCCCGAGGTGGCCGAATCGTAGATCGCGCTGGTCGCGCTCGCGGCGGTGTTGACGATCACCTTGTTGATCCGGCGGGCCGTGGCCGATACCAGCTTGACCGCCGCCGCCGTGTTGTTCAGCGATGACTTGTTGCCCTGGCCGATCAGCAGCGCGCCGACGGTATCGGTCACCAGCGGGGCTTGGATGTTGCCGGTGTTGCTCGCATTGGGCTTGACCGCTGCGGATACGAGAAGGGCGTTTTGACCCATGATTCGGTTCCTTCAATGAGGTGGTTACGCTGCGTTTCCGCGCGACAGGGCCATTCTACGGGCCACCGGCCTGCACCACAATGCTGCCGGTAATTTGGCTCTGCGTGGTCAGCGTGATGAACGCCGAGGCGATGAGTTCGCGAGCGATGGCGCGCGAGCGCTGCTGAAGGTAGTTCACGTCCACGGTCATCGTCTTTTGCTGCGCGATGACGGCCAATTCAGGCTGCGTTTTCTTCTGATCGACAGGCACGATGGACGTCATCGTTCCATAGGGCGCGTCATCGGGCATGGAGTTGTCCAGGATCGCCTTCTGGAAGTCCAGCGCCTGGTCGCTGCGGCAACCCCAGAGCGTGAACGTCACCGTCTCTTTGCAGAGCTGCGCCTGGGATGAATTCGATTGCACCAGCGGCGCCATCGTCATCGCCTGCGTGCCGGTGATGTCCGCCGTGACGTAGGGCGGCACCAGGTTCATGGGCGACAGGTCGGCCGGGTAGACCGGCAGGCCGCTCGTGCTCATCGCCATCCAAATGGGCAGCGAGTTCGATACGATGGGCAGCGTGCCCACAATCGACGGGTCGCTGATGACCTGCGTGGCCTCGTAGGGCAGCACGGCAACGCCGACATAGTGCCAAATGTCGGCCGCCTCGTAGCGGTTGGTCTGTGACGAGAACGCGGCCAGCGAGCCATTGGGCAGCGTCAGCATGAACAGCGAATCCGCCGCCATGTCCGAGAACTCAAGAATCTGCGTCTCGGACGTGAACACCACGGTCTGCCGCGCGATGGTGCTGTCAGGGTTTTGCTCTACGCGCTGGGCGACGTGCAGGCTTCCGTTGGCCTGAAACGTCATGTTGTTGTCGATCACGTCCGGATTGATCGCGCTGCCCAGGCACCAAAACACATAGCCATCGACCGGCAGGATCAGGCGTTGGTAGAGCGTGAACGTGTAAAGCTGCGCCCGCGAAAGCTGATCGACGCCAGCTTGCAGGACAGCGCCCATGCCAGCGCCCGCGGCGGTTGCGGCTTCGGCGAGCGTGCTCATTTTTCCATCCAGGCCAGCAGCGAGTTACGCAGCATCATCGTGTCCTCGAAAGACGGCCGGCGCGCGCCCTTCTGGAACGCGCTCTTGCGGTGGTTGATGCCCTTGAGCGCAGCTTGCGTGGGCACGCCGATCATGCCGATTTTCTCCGCGGCGCCCGTGTCCAGGAAGCTCTTGAACAGCGCCGCGATTTCCTCGCAGCCATCGGCATACGGATTCTCCGGGGCGTGGCCGGTGTTGAGCAGGTCGCTCATCGCCGAGTCGATGCTCCGCGCCAGGATGTCCGCAATCTGGTCGGCATTCGATTCGTAGAACCCGCGAAACAGGTCGTATTTCGATTCCAGGATTTGCGCAAGGTCGCCCGTCGTGATGCGGCTGTCCAGGTGAGGGGCGTCGATGACGCCGAGGTTGAGTTCCACCTATGACAAGCCCCACGAGGACGGACCAAGCTCGCCCATGATCGCAATTGCGCGCCGGCCGAATGGGTCGGCCATCGTCTGCAGGTCAAACAGACTCAGGTTCGCCAGTTGCGTGCCCACCGTCAGCCCCGTGGACGTGCCGTTGTCGCTCGTGTTGGTCACGACACCCGGGACAAGGTTGTTCACCTTGTACGTCGAGCGCAGAGTGGTGAAGAACGTTTGCCCATCCTGATCCGGCTGGTAGTTGACCAGCATCGACACGCCCAGGTTGTAGACGCAGGCCGTGTACAGCAGGCCGCTCATGCACTGCATCGACAGCGGCACCCACTCCAGCGAATAGGTCAGCGCGTCCTGGAACCCAGGATCGCCATCGGGCATCGCGTCCGTGGTGATGCCCGCGACGTTGCGGCAAAACGTCGTGAAGCCGGACAAGCTGGGTGTCGTGTCGGGCATGCTCAGTTCCGGCGAGCGTTCTTGCGCGGCTTCATGCCTTCGCGGTTGACCTGGATCGTGTTCTTTTGCAGGTCATCGGCATCGACGCCGGGCCGCGGCTGCTCGATCACGGACACCTCGAAGTTCGAGGCGCTGGCGCCGGCCGCTTGCGCCTCCTTGGCCGCGACGGCATCGCCGCCAATGGCCGCAGCCGTGCGGTGTTCGAGCGCGCGGGCGATGGCGTTGGAGTCAATCTCCGACAGGCCGGCGCGGATGTCCTCCAGCGGGATGACCTTCTCGGAGTAGATCAGCCCGGAGAAATGGCGGTCGCCATGCACCTTGGCCGGCTTGACGGCGCCGTAGGCAACCAGCTGCTTGATGACGGCCGTCTCCTGCTCCGGGGCCTCGTGCGGAATCTTGTATTGCGTGCCGGCCGGGATGATGCGGTCATAGACCCGTTCATCGCCCGGCAGGCGATAGTTCAGGTGGTGCGGGCGCGGCGTGGCGTTGCAGACGTACAGGCTCATGGCGTTGTCTCACTCATGGGTTTCGGGGCCTCAATCGTACAGCAGAGCGGATGTAAAAACGCCCCCGGTTTTGGCCGGGGGCGCGAACCCGTCATGCAACTGACGAGGGAGACAACGATCAGAACGCGGCCGAGAGAATCGTGCAGGTTTCGGGGCGGATCACCCAGCCCGGGGTGACGCGCATTTCCGAGAGGACGTCCACGGCGCCGCCCGGCAGCGGCACGGTGATTTCCTTGGGGGCCACCATGTCGCACAGCTGCACCGTCGCGGCGGTCATGCCCGGCGACAGGTCGGCGAACACGTTCGTGTTGATGCGCGAGCGCACGGCCGGCTTCTTCAGCTCAGGCATGTTGATGATGATCGCGTCGGTATTGCCGCCGCTGCCCGCGTTGATCAGCGTGTCGTCCACCGTGAACGTGATCTGGTCGCCGTTGCGCTCCAGGATGTTCTCGATGACGCCGGCCGTGGTTTCGACGCCCGCGCCGTTGCGCTGGAACTGCGTCAGCTGCACGATGCCCTGGTATTCCCAGGTCGCCACGGCGCGTTGCGGCGCCATGATGTTGATGCGCACCGGCTGGCCGATCTGGTTCGTGCGCACCTTCAGCGCCGAAATCAGCGAGATGAGGTACAGCGCCATCTGGCCGTTGTCGTAGGTCGAGACCGACGTGTTGCCGAACGAGTCGGCCGGCAGGTTGGCGGTGGTCGCCCCCACGGTGTTCAGGATGCCCTCGCCCGAACCACCCATGCCGAACAGCGCCGCCGTGCGGACTTGCTGGAAGATGGCTTGGCGCATCGCCAGGCGTTGCGCGTCGGCCAGCGAGACGCCCCAGACGCCCGCTTGCTGGATGTCGTGGTGGTCGTACTCGGCGCGGGCGCGCATGAGGTAGGTCGGCGTCGAGCGCATCGACGCAGCCACGGTCTGGCTGGGCAGCATGTTGTAGGCCGTCTGACCTGCCGCGATCTGCGTGAGGACTTCGAGGCCCTTGACGTAGACCTGCAGGTCGCCCTGCCCCAGGCGCGGCATGATGTCGCCACCAGCCAGGGATTCCGTGAAGCCCGAGACCTGCTGGTACTGGAGCACCAGTTCAGGCATCGTGAACGAGGGATGAGCCTGGATGTAGGCCGGGAAGATGCTTGCCATGGTGGCTGTTCCTTACAGTTGAACGACGGCGCAGGCGTTGCCGGAATTGACCCAGGTCGCGACACCCGTGGTGGAGTTGTACGACACCGTCTTGCAGCCCGAGGTCTGCACCGACAGGATGCGGATCGGCAGGGCAGCGACCGAGTCATAGGCCACGATCTTCTGGTTCGTGTAGTCCCAGGAGACTTGCTGCGTGATCAGGCCACCATCCAGCGAAATCAGCGTCGGGTCGATGGCGAGCACGATCCGCGCGCCGGCCGAACCGTTCAGGCGGTAGAAGTTGACCTGCCCGCCCAGCAGCGTCACCGGAACCGGCGACTGCGGCGAACTGATCGCGGCGCCATTCTGGTCGAACACCGTGAAGCCCGTCAGGTTGGCCTGCGCCGTGGCGCGCCCGACCGGGTTGCCGCGCACGTCCAGGCCACCCGTAGCGATGTTCTCGCTGATGCCGACGCCGCCGAACATGGCGAGCGTTTCGGTCGATGCCAGCGTGCCGCCCGCCAGGCGGTAGCGGCCCACCGGATCATCGAAGGCCACGCCCTGGATGAGGCCGGTGGCCGTGACATCGAACAGGCCCGCGAAATTGGTCGTCGCTGCGGGGGTGAAGGCGACTGCGGTGGCGGTCATTTAGATGCTTTCCTTTTGCTTGCGGTGGAAACCGCCCTTGGCGAGTTGGGCCGGGGCCTTGAACTCCTCGTACCACGCGCCGGGACGGCCGGCGTAGGTGGTCACGTTGTGGCCGGTGTCCGGGTCGATGCGGCGGATCGCGCGCAGACCGTCGCCGGAAGGCTGGCCGATCAGGTTCGAGGCCGCGGCAGCGTCGGCGTAGATTGCGGCTTCGGCCATGTCGAAGGCCACGGAATCCTTGATCGCCGACAGGTCGGACTTCGCCCAGGTCTTGGAGTGCGGCTGCATCTTGCGCAGCAGGCGCACGCGGTAGGCCATCGGCGTCTCGCCGTCCATCGGACGCGGCGCCGAGACCGAGTGCATCTGGTACACGCTGTCGGCCTTGGCTTGCGCATCGGCCATCACTTCGGGGTCGGCATCGCACTTCATCGCGGCGTCCTTCTTGGCTTGTTCTTCCTTCTCGAAAGCATCCTTCTTCGCTTCCGCCTCGGCCTTCTCGTCGGCGTCCTTCTTGGCGTCGAGCTTGGCCTTTTCTTCCTTTTCCTCGGCGTCTTTCTTCGCCTCGGCTTCCTTCTCGTCGGCATCCTTCTTCGAATCGCCGGCCAACGTTGCGGCGGGCATGTTCTTTTCGAAGGCGTCGAAGCGGGAGGTCACGCTGTCCAGGCGGGCCGCGAAGCCGCTGCTCATGGCCGCAATGGCCTCCATGACGGTGGAGAGCGAAGCGCCGGCCGGGTCATTCCCGGAGGCTGCGGTCGCGACTTGATCGGGCATGCTTTGTACCTCTTTCAGTTGAACGCCCATCGGCGGGCCACCTTTGTCCCACACGCCCAATTCGCATACCGCGAGGTGGTCTAGTAGAACCGGATTGCCCTCTATCAGTAGGGGCGCGTCATCGTTGAGCGGGACTTTAACATTCCCGCTGGATTTCACAAATACGAATCCGGGAGACGTGCTCAATTGCAGCTCCGTCATTTCCCGGGCTGCGTCCATATCGAGGATTCGGGCGATGCCCCAGGCGTCCGCGCCGTTGATGTACGGCATGACGATGGTGCCGACGTTGGACTCCCGATAGGACTTGGTGTCCAGCATGCTTTTCTCGGGGTGCAGCCACACCACCGGCAGGCCGTTGCAGCGCTCCAGGAACTCGGGCGTCAGCACCAGGGATTCATCGCGCCAAGCGTATTCGGCCTCGATCTTCTCGCCGTTCTCGTCCTCGCGTTCCTTGCGGTAGGCGATGCCCGTGCCGGTGATGCGCAGGGCGAAGTAGACCGAATTCCCGAACGCCTGCGGGCTGGGCAGGTCGCCGTCGCGGATCAGCTTTGCGAGGTCGGTTTCAGTGTGGGCGGCGGCGATTCGGAAAGCTCGGTCGATTCCGGGATGGAGCGGGGCCGGCGCTTCTTCGGGGCGGCACCAGGCGTATCCGGTGCTTTCGTCGCACAGCGTGACCTCGAACTTTGCCACTCCTTTGGCAACGAACGTAACAAATCCCTCAGCCTCATGAAGGCGTTCCAGCCCGCCCTCGAAGGCTATTCCTGTTTCTTCAAAAAGCTCGCGGATAGCGGCTTCTTGAGGGGATTCTCCGACTTCAATTTTTCCGGCGGGGAATGCCCACGCCCCGGGGAAGTCTCCGCCATCACCCCTCCTTAGGAGTAGAGTCTCGCCATCGTCCGAGACGAGCATGATCCCGGCCGCATGAGCGCCAGTTTGATTTGGGTTACCTTGCTCATCCATTTACGGAAGTGTAGGCGATTGCCTTCGAACTTCCCAGTGCGCCCGAATCGACTCTGATATTTTGGCCCTCGTCTCGTCGGAGACGGCACGCCTGGCTAGAGCCGCCTTCTGCATTTTGGATTTTGTTTCCTGGGTGTTCTTTCTACCCCGATGTGTCGCCGAAGCTCTTTCTATTGCCTCTGGGGTTCTTCGCTTTCCCCTGTTCTTTTCGGCAATCCTCTTGAGGGTCTCAGGGGCCAACCTAACCGCACCGTCACCACCATCGGTTAGGTTTACCAATGGCCCATCCCCCAGGTCTCTCCGGCCATAGAGCGCGATCAATTCGCACTCAAGTTCACAGGCATACCATTCCTGAACGTCGGACACCACAATTTCCACGAAGTATCCGTGCTTATCGACCACAGAGCGCCACCAGTCGCTTCTGTTATGCCTTGATCGGGCGCGCTTTCCCTTGCCCTTCCCGACATAGAAGGGCTCGCCATCCGTGGCGCGTCGATGCAGATACACGTAGTGCATCACGCCATTCTAGTCGGCGTGGCGTACATGCCCTTCTGGGTCAGCATGTCGGGCGGCAGCTTGCTCAGGGTGAACAGGTATTGCGCGTGGCAGGAACAAAACGGTTCCTCGCCGACAGACGTGACGGTGTCGTAGTAGCCGTTCGGGCCGGGCTTCATGTAGCCTTCTTCGATGGCCCAGGTGCCGCGAATGGCATAGACCTTTTCATCGCGCGCCTTGTGGTCTGGGCGGAAATCGTAGCCGGGCCGGCGCCACGGGGAATGCCACACCAGCGCGATGGCGCCACCCTCCACCGCCGTGATGTCGCGGATCGCAGCCACCAGCTTGGCCGACTGATCGATGATCACGCGCCGCTCGACAAACGGCATCTTGGCAATGGACTTGCGGATGTCGTCTTTCTCTGCCTTCACGTCCACGGCGCGCGAGCCGCCCGGGTTGATCGACGTCGCCCAGCCCTGGAACCGGCGTAGGGTCGAACTCACGGCCTCCTGACGGTTCAGGCTGATCAGGTTCGCGCTCGCCATGATCCGCCGATCCAGTTCCTTGCGCAGCTTCGGCTTGATCTTCGCCAGCGTGAAGCGCGACACCTCGGGCATCGAGTTCAGCACCTGCCCCTTCGTGACCAGGTGCTTGTAGCGGTCACCCAGGACGCGCTTAAGTTCGCGCTCCGTTTCCTCGGGCGTCTTCAGTTGCTTGAGCGCAGCCACGCGAATGCGCGACACCCAGCGGTCAAGATCGGCCTGCGACGTGAAGCCGAACTCCTGGAAGTGCTGGATTGCAGCGGTGACTTCCTGAAAGAAGGTCGGCGCCTTAGTCGCCATCCTTGCCGCCCTTGTCGTCGCCGCCGCCGAATCCGCCAGCCTCGGTCTGCGGGGGCTCATAGGCCGCGAGCGCGTCCTGATCGATGATCAGCATTGCCGAGAACAGCTCGGGCATGTCGTTGATGACTTCAGTTCCCCACGCGATCAGCGATGCCTTGTTGGTCGGATCGAGCATCGGCGCCACGGTCGCCAGGAGCTTCTGAACCGCGTCCAGCTTCTTGGCGTTGCGCTCCGTCTTGACCGATTCTTCTTCCTTGATCAAGTCGGGCCACTTCGCCTCGAACAGCGCGCACGTCTCGAAGAACCACGTTTTGTAGTCCTTCCCGGCCAGCGCTTCCGGGTAGGTCGTCTGCAGCGCCGCGTAAAAGTCGGCATTCCAGGCCCGGTGCATCGTGATCTTGTCGAAGAACTCGTACAGCGGGTTCGTCTGCGTGCGGATGGCGCTGATCGTCTGCACCACGGCCATCATGTCTTGGTCACCGCTCGCCAGCCCCTTGGCGAAGCTCTCGTCTTTGATCAGGATGGCCGGCACGTCCGTCGCCGCGGCGATGTCGCTGATGATGTTGTCGCGCGCCATGGTCAGCGCGCCGTCGATGTTTTGAAGGTTCAGCGACTCGATGCTGTCGTTTTGGCCGATGCTCAGGACGTTGCCGTTGCCGCCCTCCTTCAGCAGATTGCGCTTGCGGCCGGTGGCGAAGTCCATGAGGTTGGACACGATGCTGCCGTTTTGCTGCACCTTCTCGATCAGCAGGCCCGCCTTCGCCGCCACCATGTCGTTTTGGATCATGGTGTTGATGAACGACTTCATTGGGTACAGCGCGCGCAGAAAGATCGACCGGCCCGAGAAGCTGAAACTCGACGACTGATAGTCCAGGTAGACCGGCGTCCCGTGGAACACCGTGCGCGTGCGGCTGGCGTGATAGGGCTGACCCGCAGCCGTGATTTCCTGGGCGTGCTTCTGGAAGTCGGGCGCGTTCGGATTCTGGTTCGTGATGATCGACCCGGACAGGTTCAGCGGGTCGTAGACGTTGAAATACAGGTCGGGCCGACTCGCCTGCGCGAACAGGTCGATTGGCACGTCTGTCGGCACGTCGGGCAAACCCACGGCCACGGCGCCGGCACCGTAGGCGCGCGACAGGTGCATCACGTCGCGGACATGGTTGTCCACGCCCATCGCCTCATGCTCGTCGGTGAACGCCTTCACCAGCACTTCTTCCAGCGCACCGGGGACGTTGATCTTGCGCGGCTCGCCGATGGCGAGTGCCACGGGCTTCTCGACGATCTTTCCACCCAGGACGTGACACGTCCAAAGCAACTTGCAGGTGGAGTAGCCTGGGATCGAACCCGGCACGATTTCGTCGGCGCAGAGGATGTCCATCAACCCGGAGGTCAGGCCGGCCGACGTGGAGAGGGTGATCATGCTCATGCGTGGATTCTCGCACTAGTGGCCCGCACCGTCACCCAGACCCAGCGAGACGCCGTAAACGTAGGTGTCGTACAGGTCGTCAGGGCGCTTGGCGGAGTCCGGGTCGCCGATGCGGTAGCCCATGACCTGGGACACCAGGTGATTCTTCGTGACGCCCTTGTAGCGCACCGTCTTGTCGTAGGCGTAGGCGCTGATCCCGATTTCGCCCCGGAAGTGCGGCCCCGAGGCCATGAAGCCGCGACCATCCTTGCCCGCGCTCACAAGGTCTGTATCGATCGGCACGGCGCGCCAGCCGCGCCTATGCGCCTGCTGAAGCAGGATCGTGCCTGATGCCTTGTCCTCGATGAATGGCGGCATGGCACCTTGCCGCGCCCCGGTGGCCTCGCCCAGTTCCTTCAGCCGGGCGTACACGGTCGGAAGCCATTCCTCCAGGATCGCGCCCTTGATCTGAATGATGTCCCAGTCCAGGATCGTCAGCTTGCGCTGGCCCGGCGGCGGGTGACGCTGCAGCGCGTAGAAGGTCACCGCCGTGCCGTCATGCTCCAGGCCGTCCTTGACCGCCGAATCGATGACCGCAAACACGGTGTCGCATTTCTTCGGGTACGGGAAGGCTTGGCCTTTCTCGTCAAGCCACTTGTCCAGCGCGAAGAACGCTTTGCCGCGCCAGTCGATGAACACAGCCTCGTATTCCTGGGCGTGGACGTCGGGATCGGTCTTGTCGCGCAGGTCAGCCAGCGCCTCGGCGTTCAGGTGCGGGTTCAGGTGCGTGGGGATGTGGAACTCGGTGAACCCCTGGCTTGGATCGGTGCAAATCAGGTAGAACCACGATTCCTCGCTTGCCCCCTTGGGGGTGCCAGCCACGTAGCACGATCCACCCGTGTCCAGCAAAGTCGGCTCAATGGCCTGCTGGAAAATCTCTTTCAGGCCCTTGAGGACTAGGCCGGCCTCGTCGATGATGACCCGGTGATAGTGGCGCGAGCGGCCGGCGTCCGGGTTGTTCAGCGTCCAGAATTCAATCGACCCGCCGCCCTCAAGCTCAATGATGCCGTCCGTTCGACTGGCGCTGATCACGAGGTCTTTGACCCGCTTCAGGATTCGCTTGTAGGACGGAAGCAGCAGCTTGTAATCCGGGGCGAACCATCCGACAAGCTCGCCCTTGATGGCCCAGTTCGCGGCCATCTCCTCAAGCATAGTGGTTTTCCCGTAGCGCCGCCCCGCCCGCAGGACGATCCGCGCTCGCTTCTGCCCCTTGATCGCCCGATAGATCCTCGCCTGGTCTGCGTGGAACTTGATGAACTGGACGCGCGTTTCAGCAGCCATCCGGGCCATCGATCACGATCACTTTGCGCTCCGGGGCGGCGTTGGCAGCCTCGGCGGCCATGCGGTCTTGGCTGGCCTTCAGCAGCGTGGAAGGGATCACCATCGCGTCATTACCCGCCTGCGTCATCGCCCTGAAAGCGCGGACGGCATCCTTTGATCGCTCGTCCTTGAACGGGTTCGCATCATCAATGAACTGCTTCTGCTCCGATGCAAGGTTATGCATGTGCATCGAGTTCCTGGCGGCGATGTCGGCCGTCTGGAGGTAAATATCCTCCAGAACCGATAACCGATCCCTGACGGAAATAACGTGCACCCTGTCGGAAACCGGGATCGCCTTGAAAGCTCGCTCCGAGCTAACCATTTGATTTGCAACGTCTTTTACAGCGGCCACCCGGGCACTGATCTTTTCCGACATGGCCGCTCTGCTCACCTGGAACTCGGCTGACAGCTTATTGATGCTCTCGCCCGCGAGGTGCCTGCGGATCACCTCGTCCCACTGCTTGTCGGATAGTTTGCTTGGTCGGCCCATGAGGGGATTCTATGGCCGAGCGGCGGCATGCGCCATGATCTTGACCTCCCCGATCCTGCGGGGGAAACGCTTCCGGCTTTCGCCTCGGACTGGATTCGAACCAGTCTCTCGCCCACCAGGGTCTCGGTCAACGAGCGGGAATCGAACCCGCATGCTCAGTTGGCGTCAGATTCGACACCGGAATGATCCACTCCCAGCGATCCAGGCAGACAATCCCTCGTCGAGCGTGAGGTGCCGTCCCGCCGATGAAGCACCACGTAAGCACTGGGTGATATTCATGGCGACGATGATGCCAGCGGCTCCGGCTTGCGCGGATTGCTCGCGCGGCCATCCCGGCCGCGGCCCGGCGCTTGTGCTGGCGGAGGTTCATGGCAACTCGATGGTTTCGCCAAACCGGCTGGCGACGTAGGCGCGCATGGCGGCGATGAGGGGCGTCTGGCCGGTAACTATGGGCTTTGATTTCTCACACGGGATAAGCCCCTCCCATTCCGTTTCGGCATCAACGCCGGAAAACCATTCCACGGTTGTGCGAATCCATCGCCCATCGATCCGCTCCGCCGGGGCGCCCTGGTGAAGCGCAATCCACTCCCGCTCGATGATTGGCCCACCAATGGCCCAAACAGTCGATGGCGAGTAGTACTGCGGGTCTTGGCGCATCGGGTTGTTCGGGCGCAGCATGCAGTAAGACTTGCCGTCATCCTCCCTCAGAAACCACCCCGAAAACGTCGGGTCGAGCGTCAGCGTGGGGTAGTGCTCGTGCGCGGTCTTCCACTCGCCGCATTCAGCGACGGCGGCGTCCAGCAGGGCGCCGGTCAGGTCTGCTACTCGGTAGGTTGTCATCGTTGTCTCTCTCGTTTGAAGGGGGTGAGTCCTGGTGGAGTCGAACCACCCGCGCCATTCAGCTTTCGCTGGTGCCCGGCGTCCCACGTCCGGAAGACTCACCCTCAAGTCTGGAACCCATCCCGATAGGGGATTTCGTCTCGCTGCTGGCTGCTCAGCACTTAGGCGCCTACGTTGGGTGCTTAGCAGCGTTCGCCGTCTAGAGCCCCAGACTTGAAGGCCCCGTCTCTCCGGGGTGTCACTGACGCTAGTTAGGTCGGCGAGTTCTCTGCTGGCCTATCTCGCTTTTCAGTCCAGCAGCCCCTTCGCGCTCAGTGATTGCAGTATCGGTGATCCGATAGTACAGGTCAAGCGGTCTTTACAAAATGCCGTCGCGCTGAAGGATTCCCAGGCTGCGCAGGTGGCCCAGCATCCAATCGATGTCCAGTTCATCGCGCGTCATGCCGCCCACCCCGGTCATCTGGTCGAAGGCGGCATCGCAGGAGGTACAGGCATAGGCCCCCATCAGGTCATCGGCCTTGGTGCCCATGCCGCGGCCACCTTCGCCCAGGCGCGCGCCCCAGCGAGCGTGCGACCAGATGGTCTTGGTGGGATCGTGCGAGCAAATGCCGACGTAGCGCACCTGACAGGGCTTGCCGCGCGCGCTCTCGCGAATGCGCCGGCCGCGCGCCTCTACCGCGTGCAGCGATGCCGGAACTCGTGCACTCGGCGATGCGCGGAATGCGTCCGGGTGATGCGCGATGGCTTCGGCCAGGCCGATGGACGGCGCTGGCGTGCGCGGCGTAATGGCGCCCTCCATGACCTTCTGCGGCCGGCGCTCGGCTTTGTTCCAGGTCATCCGATTTCCCGAGCGCGCATCTCGCGGGCAATCGCCTGCGCGCGCCGGATCAGCTTGCGGCGCCGAAAGAACGCCCACCACGGCAGGATGTCATGCGCGCGCAGGAGGGCGACAGCCACGCGAGCGTTCTCGAAGTCTCGGACGGTCATCATTGCGCCACCTCACTGGATTCGATGCTATTCATCGCCATGAAGGCGAGCGTGTATTCGATCAGGCTGGCTGTGCGCCGAACGCTCATGAGCGCGGTCGATTCGCGCAGGTTCACTAACTCGCCTTCCAGGCCCGGAACGATGTCGTGTTCTTCCTTGGTTGCGAAGGCGTGTCCCGACACCAGCAAATTCTTCCACTGCAGCAGTGTGCGCGGCTTGCCGGCCCAGTGCAATCCGCTCTTTGCGATGTCGCCGCAGCAGGCGTGAAACTTTGCGTTCGCCAATTGCGTTCGAGACGGCGCGCTAATCGTCACTGCGTACCCGTCTGGTGCAGACCTGACGGCCTCGGATGCGCGCTGGCGCGCAACAGCGTGCGCCAGCACAAATATTTTTCTATCTGACACGCGGCTCGATCCCTAGCGCCTGAAGAAGACTCCAGCCGCGGTACATGAGAATGCTGACGGTTCCCGGCTTCAGCCCGAATTTTCTTGCCCAGTCGGTGAGAATCAAAGACTCGCCGTCGATTTCGAATCGAATAGTGTTTCTTTTGTTTCTAGCCTGCTCGGATCGCGTGGCCAAGCGACAGTTGCCCGGCTCATAGTTTCCGTCTGAATCAATGCGATCTATCGAATGACCAACCGGTCGTTCCCCCATGTCCGCCAGGAACAATCCGAAGTCTGACCACCTCTCGCAAACCGTGATTCCACGCCCTCCGTACCTCAGATACCCGTTTGCGTTTGGGTCGGAGCATCGAGACCTCATCTGAGCCCACGAACTGTACGCCCCGCCATGCTTCGCGCGCCAATATGCAGCCGACTTTTGACGATCCCTCTGCATGTCCGAGAAGGCACACCCGCAAGACGTTGTGCGCCCGTTACAGACTGACTGCGCGAGGATTACCTTCTTGGTGCCGCAGTCACAAACGCATTTGACAAGCCTGTAGCGCTTCCCGCACGGCTGGATATAAAAACCGGCGTCACCACAAATCGTCAGTCGACCAAATTTCTTGCCGTCAAGACTTTTCATTTTGAGACCCCATGCGCTTGCGCTCTGCCTCCCATACGCGCGCCACGGCCTCGCGCAAGCGCTTCTCTGCTTCCGCGCCCTCAAGCTGCCCGACGCTCACGTAGTACGCTTCACGCCGGCCGCGGTTCGCCTTGCCAAGCATGCCCATCACGCGCTTGACGTGCTCATTGCGCGCCATGCATTCCAGCTTCCAGCCTTCCGACCAGGTGTCGGTGACGGTGCCGTCCAGCAGCACCACGCGAGGCCGAACGCCGTCGTATTTCATGGCTCCATGTCCTCAAGCTCAAACGGGTATCGCTGCCATTCGTATTCCATCGACCCAGCCCCGGAAGTGCCCGGCGGCGGCATGCGCAAGCCCTTCTTGCGGATCACGCCAGCCTCGTGCAGCACGATCATCCAGGCGCGCAATGTCGGCTCGCTCATTTCGATCATGCCCAAGATGTCCGACTTCGTGCGCGGGGCTTTCATGAGGCATGCCACCAGCTCCGCCACAGCAGGTTTCTTGCGGTCGCATTTTGCCTTTCCTCAGTCCTTTTCGGTATCGCTCCACGGCTTGGCCGGGGCGGTTGTTGGTGCCTTCAGAGGCGCAGGGCGCGCGCCAGGCGCGTGGCGCATGCAGACCGGCCCTATCGCGCTGAAGCTGGTGACCCAGCGGGCCGTGCAACCAGGGTATCGGCACCGGGACAGGTGCTCGCGTTCGGCGGCGGTAAGGCGCGGCATGGTCAGACGCTCGCGGGCTGATCTTCGCTCAGGGCTCCGCGCCACATTTCTCGCTGCTCCAGCGTCAGGCGCTCGCCGCTTTCCTCCCGAGCCTTGAGCGCGTGCGCCCAGTCCTTGTTCCCAGTGTTCCGCACCGGCTTGAAGCTGGCGCGCGTAGCCGCGATGACTTCGGGGCTCACGACGTCGGTCTTTGGCGGCGCGAGCATCAGTTCGTTCGCCCGCGGTGCCTGCCGGCACAGATCGCGGAATTGCAGGACGGTCGGCGCGCGGTCGGCCGGCAGGTATTGCAGCGCGTAGCCGATGGCTTCGGGCATCTTCTCGAAGCCGCCGAGTTCGTGTGCCCAGTTGCTTTTGACGTCAGTGGCCGGCATGGAACCATAGCGGCGCATGAACTCGTCCCCGTAGGTGAGCGTGAGCTTCGTGAAAATCTTATCGATCCAGGCGGCGGGGAGTGACATCAAAAATCTCCTGTGTGGGTTGGTTCGTCTTTGCGGCGGGCGCGCGGCCCAGGTTGCCGCCTGTCATTTCGTAAACCCGTTCAGCGGCTAGGCGGTCGTCGCGCTCGCGGAACGATTCAGAAGGCGCCGATCTGCCCCGAGAGGGGCGAACAGACTCATTGCGAACCCAGGTTCGCCACGTCGCCTGCCAATCGACCTTGCGCGCGGCAGCGCCGGCCTTGGCCTTCCAGAAGTCGGCGAAGCTGCACGCGACCTCATTCGCATCAAGATCAGGGCGCTTTGATCGGCAGTAGTCGAGCCATTCACTTGGGCAAACCCAGTCGGCAGGAAGGCGAGAGCCAGCAGGCGAACGCTCTCTCTTCTCTTTCTTTTCCTCTGCCTTTGCTTCTACCTCTGTATCTGTATCTGTATGGTTTGAAAGCGTTGAATTCTGTTGAGATTCAACATTCTCAACATTTTTCAACTTTCTTACGGTGTGGTAGTAGCTCCTGTGGTACTGGCGGCGCTCATCTTCGGATTTGATGTCGCGATACTTGAGGTAGTTCACGATCCTCCACCCCCACGGGCGGTGGTCGTCCAAAGGAACGATGCGGCGCCCGTCTTCGCCTGGAGTCCGACTGTAGGGATCGGGCTTCATGAGCGCGTCGATCCCCTTCTCAATGATCGGAAGGGGAATTGTCGTGCGGCGCGCAAGGGCTGGGATCGTCAAGTCAACCTCGCCATTTTTGTCGGCCAAGACGATCATTTGCTGGAACGTGACGATCGCCTCCCAGGGGCCGGCCGTCCCGAGCGTGCCGTCGTACATCTGCTGAAAAACCTTCCCGAACATTCAACACTTTCAACATTGCAATGTTTGAATTGTGTTGAACGATACCGGGCACGTCAACCCCTGACCAGCAGAAACGTCCAGAATCTTTTGCATTGGATGAGTGGGGTTTTCCGTTCGGCGGCACACATAGACACCCGGCAGGCAGGAAAAAGCCCGCTGGCGCGAACGCGAGCGGGCGAACCGGCGTGAGGCCGGGAGGGAGGAAGTCAGAATTCGATCTCGGACGGGTCGGGTTCGTAGTTTTCGACGGGTGCGCGCGTCAGGCTGCGCTGGTAGGAACGCTCTTTGCTTGCGCGGATGTTCTCGGATTGCGTCAGCAGTTCCAAGTGACCCGGGCGACGGCAACCCGTGGACTCGCACCGATGCTCGACCTGTAGGCCGCTGGCGCGAAGCTCCAGGTAGGCCAGATACAGGTCGTCGCGCTCCATCGGCCCCAGGTGGTCCAGCAGGAAGGCCAGAATGTGGGCGCTCAGGCGCTTCTGCTTGCCTCCCAGGCCGGCAATGCGCAGATCAATCCGCGAGTAGCCAAAGCGGCAGCGCGGGCCGCTCGTGGCGCACCAGCACTCGCCCAGGGCATCGTCGGCACCGTACCATTGCCATGCGGGCTCAGTGCCGGCCCGCAGCGACTCGGCGGTGACCGGAATCGGCTTCGTCACGGAGTTTAGGCGGGGCTCTCGTCGAACAGCGAGCCGTCCTGTCATCGACCTGCGGCTGGTCAGGCGCGCCGCCTAGCACCCAGGCAAGCGCCGCAAGGTAGCCGTCGCGATAGCCCGTTTCCTTGGCGCTCGACTGAAGCACATAGTCGGACTCGATTTCCTTGCGGGTCTTGAGCCGCGGGCGCGCGTCAGCCTGCACAATGGCTCGCTTGGCCTTCGCTTTGGCGTGCCCGGTCTTGCCGGCCGTCGCCTCGATCAGTTCGCGCACCTTGGCAGACTGTTCGGTCGGCTTCAGCTTGGACAGCACGCGAGCTTCGGTGACGCCGATTTGGCCGCTCTCGACGGCATCACGGACAGCCTTGGAGCACTCCAGCAGCGCCAGCGTATTCTGGACGGTCAGCTTGTTGACGCCGAACGCGAGCGCGACCTGTTCGTCATCGCGGCCCAGGTTCTTGAGCCGCTGCATCTTGGCGGCACGCACCATCGGCGGATCGGCCTGGCGGACTTCGTTGGTTGCCACCATGATGCCCATGAGCGTGGCCGAATCGTCGCCCTTGCGCGTGCTGGCGGGCACCAGCAGCGTAGGCAGACCGGCCCTCTCCAGGCGCTCATTTGCCACCAAGGCGTGACGGACGCGCTGCCGACCATCGACCACCAGGACATCGCCCGTCTCCAGGTCGCGCGTGACGATGACAGGTTCCAGTACGCCGAACGCCTGGATGTTGCGCACCATCATTTCGTCAATGGGCAGGTTGATCCGCTCATCGAAAAGCGGGTGCGCGGGATCGGTGACGATCTTGAGCTTTTCGGGCGCGAACGACAGCAGGTTCGTGCTGCCATCAGCATCCCACACGTCTTTAGACGATCTTCCCATGTTGTCTCTCTCAGTGAACCGCGAGTTCGCGGATGGGTTGCACGGTCACGCACTCGAATGCGTCGGCCGCCGTGATGATGTTCAAGCGAAAACCAAGCGCCCGTGCTGCCACCCTGAGCGATTCGGCCTGCCCGCGGATTTCGCTCGCGAACTGTTCGGCCGCAATCTCCGCGATTTGCGCTTCAGTGAGGAATTGCATCGGGTGCATGGTGCTTCTCCGTCAAGGGCTAGACGCCTATGAAGTGCACATAGTCGCGATCTTTTTGCGAGTGGTGCACGGTATCGATGTTGACACCGCCGAAATCGGTTACAGCGCTGAGCGAGCGCACGAGTCCAAGAATCGCGAGGTCGGCCTGTTCCAGTGCGCGCCGAATGATTGCGACCCGTTCGGCGTCGGCTGCGTTTGCCGCATCGTCCAGGTCAGGCGACGGGCTTTCCAGGTACTTCAGGGCTGCGATGACTTCCGGCTTCATTCGAGACTTTCTTTAGCCCGGATGGGCATGGGCTTGTGACGGCCATTCATGAAGCGTTCCGTCATGAAGCGAGGCTCGGCGGGGCTCCACGCCTCATCGTCGGCGCGAAGCTCGCCACCCGTGATGGATTCGAGCTTGACCTGTTGAGGGTGCGGAATGCCGAGCGTTTTCCATTCTGAGACGGTGTTCTCGCGCATGTTCAAAGCCCGCGCGAGCGCCCGTACCGTCATGTACTTTGTGAGTGCTTGATCCATGTTCATGCCACGAGTGTCGCACGTCCGACACTATCGGTCAACCGAAGTATTGCGTGTTTTCGCCGCAATTCCTGTTGACAATGTGTATCGGGTGTCCGGTACTTGGGCACCAACGGAAAGGACACCATGACCGCAACCACCGCACTGGGCCGCGTCTCACTCCAGCTTCGCGCCGCCCAGGACGCCAGCGACAAGCTCAACGCCTTTTTGGCAAAGCGCGCGGACGCAGGCCACTACATCACCCAAATCGCACGCGACCTGGAAACCGCGCTGGCGCTGGCAGAGGCTTCGCTGCTGGCCGCACAACCGCCGCTGCATGACCAGGTCATCATCGGCGAGCGACCGGCGGTTGCCGCTTTTTTCGTCCTCGACCTCGGAGTCAACAAATGAACACTCAACCCCTGATCGAGCGCCGCGGTGAGAACTTCTGGCGCAACAGCGACACGGGCCAGCCCTTGCCGTTCCCGGATGACGTGGAGGCCGCGAACGCCATCCCGCCCGACCACTCGCGCACCTTCCGCCCGGTCTACATGGCTCACCCCGTGAGCCTGTGGCCGGTCATCCTGTCGGCAGTCAGCGCCATCATCTGCGCCGCAGTGCTGGTCTGGTTCGCCGTCGATTCAGTGAGGCACCACGCATGATCGATCACAACTATCGCAACCGATCTTCAGCCTTCACCGGGCGCGCCCCGCGCACGCTCTCCGAGCGCTGGCCTGACATGCCCGTGAGCCGCATGGGCTGGCCGGGCTTCTGGCATCGGCTTGTCGTTTTCCTTGTCGGGCACTGATTTCGCTTGACGGGCAGTCTCGGGTGTCCGATACTTCGTTCACTGAAGCAGTAAGCAACCGGAGAACATCATGCTGACTATCCACATCAAGACCGACGCCGACTTCACGCCTTCTGGTGCGCGCTCTTTTCGCATTGTCACTCACACGCGCGGAGTTCGGAAACTTTGGCTCTACGTGTCTGGACGGCGGTATCGCGACCTCGCGCCGACCCCGGAAAATCTCGCCATGGCGCGCGAGTGGATCGCGGCCCGCACAGCCTGAAGAAACAGCCCCTCGCAGGGCTTGCATCAACAACACAACGAGGGCGACAACCCATGAACGACATTCAGCTTATCGAGAAGTCGATTCTCGACCTGGAGCCGGCTTTCGAGCGGATCAACACGGACAAAAGCATCGTGTTTGCGCGCGAGGCTGAGTTCGCCATTCAGATCATCACGAACAGCAACTACTGCCTCAAGATCGCGAAGGAAAATCCGCAGAGCGTCCGCGATGCCGTCACCAACATCGCGGCCATGGGGGTGAGCCTGAACCCGGCGCGCAAACAGGCATACCTTGTGCCACGCAAGGGCGGCATTACGCTGGTCATCAGCTACATGGGCCTGCTGGACATCGCGATTCAGTCGGGCTCGATCCTCTGGGGGCAGGCGGAAATCGTCTATGCCGCCGACCTTGTGGCGCCGTTCGAGTTCACCATAAACGGGTACGACCAGCCGCCGACCCACAAACGCAACCCATTCGCCAAGGATCGCGGCGAAATTGTCGGCGTGTACGTCGTGGTCAAAACCCGCGATGGCGATTACCTCACCACGACGATGACGGCCAGCGAGGTATGGGACATTCGCGAACGCTCCGATGCATGGCAGGGCTACATGAAGGACAAGAGCAAGAAATGCCCGTGGGTGACCGACGAAACCGAGATGGTCAAGAAGACGGTCATCAAGAGGGCCTACAAGACCTGGCCCAAGACTGAGCGCCTGGACAATGCCGTCCATCACCTCAACACCGCGGCCGGCGAGGGCATCACCTTCGCCGCGTCCGAAACGCCGCCGCAAGCGACCGCCGGCCTCATCGAGGGCGCGACCAAGGAAATCCCGCGCGAGCAGGTCATCCACAACGCGGCCATGGCTTGCATTGCCAAGTTCGAGACCGGCGACGAAATGGGGGCGTTCGAGGAAGTCGAATGGGTCACCGACAGCGACGAAATGATGCTGCTGTGGGGCATCCTTGGCAAGCAGCGCGCCAAGCTCCGAAACACCCTCAAGCGACTGGCCGCTGAAGCGCGCGCCAAGCAAGAAAACATCGACAAGGGCACGACGAAATGACCGAAACAATCGACCGCACCCCGAGCGCCACGGCGCTTGCCATCCGCGCCAGCCTGGATCAACTGGACGGCGCGCTGGCCGAGTTCGAGAAGATCGAGGCCGGCTTCGCGGAATTGGAGAAGGCTCACCCTGCCAATCTCGCGTGCGACGTGACGACGCCGGCCGGCATGCGCGAGGCCATCGCGGGCCGGGCCGCATGGCGCGATCCCCGCATCGCCACGGAGAAGGCGCGCAAGGCCGGCAAAGCCCCCGTGCTGGCGCTCGGAAAGGACATCGACGCCCGCGCCGCTGCGATCACGCTTCGCCTGGAAGCCGGAGAGGCGAACTACGATGACCAGATCAAGGTCGAGGAAAAGCGCAAGGCGGCAGAAGCCGAGGAAAAGCGCCTGGCCGAACTCGCCCGACGCGAGCGCAATTCGGCCATCCTGACGGCCATCCGCCAGCGCGCGTTCGACATGCAGGGCAAGCCGGCGAGCGTCATCAGTGGGGCCATCGTCCAACTGCATGTCGATGGCGCGGCCGGCTTCGGGCTGGACAAGGACTACAAGGCGCTGGAATCCGCGGCCGTTGACGACACGCGCGAGAAGCTGCGCGACATGCACCAAGCGGCAATCGAGCGCGAGGCCGAAGACGCCGCCCGCAAGGCGGAAGCGCTGGCGCTGGCGGCGGAACGGGCCGAGCTGCAGAAGCTGCGCGATGAACAGGCTGCGCGCGAACGGGCGGCACGCGAAGAAATCGAGGCCCAGCGGCGCGAGGCTGACGCGATCCGCGCGAAGGCCGACGCCGAGGCGCGCGCCCTTCGCGACGCCGAGGAAGCTCGCCTGCGCGCCGAGCGCGCGGAACAACAGGCCAGGATCGACGCCGAACGGGCGGAACTGCGCAAGGCCCAGGACGAGGCCGACAAGGCCCGGCGCGCCCGCGAAGAAGCCGAGGCGCGCGAGCGGATCGCGGTGCAGCAGGCGGCGGCTGAAACCGAGCGCCGCAAGCAGGATGAGGCAGCGCGGGAAGAACGCGCCCGCGCCGAGGCGGAACTGAAGCGGATGCAGGAGAGTCATGCGGCCGATGCGCGCGGTCGCGATGCGTGGGCTGACCTTGCGCACGTCTGCGAGATGGTCATGGCCGGCGAGAAGATCGCCGCCATTCGAGCCGCTGCCGCCGCCGCCTTGGAAAAGGCTGGACGCTCCAAGGTCTGAAATGGAGAAAGCTCTCATTGAAAGGCGCGAGCGCCTCATCCGAGGCATTCGCGGCTACGCTTCGATCCTGCGAGTGCTCATGACCAGCAACGCGACCACGGCGCAACTATCGGCCGTGATGAGCTTTGGTGGTTCGGAGAAGACGAACCGCATCGCCATCAATCGCCTGCTTCGGCGGCTCGCGCCGGACGTCGTTCACATCGCCGGATGGGCTCGCGAAATCGGATGCCCGCCATGCGAGATTTGGGCCTTTGGCCCAGGCGAGAACGCCCCTGCGCCACCAAGGCTGGATGGCAGCAAGCGCACGCGCATCAACGCGGCCCCGCGCCGCCATCGAATCGAGACGATGACCTTCGCCAGCATCATCATTGCCCTGCGCGACGGTCATTCGGTCATCGACCTGGCAGAACTGTCTGGTAGCGCCCTGACGGCTCTCTATCCGTTCATGAGGCACGCGCATTCCATCGGCCTTGTGCACATCGCGGAGTGGCACCGCCAGGCGTGCAGCAACCCGCGCCCGGTATTCGTGCTTGGTGCCGGCCGGGATGCGCCCAGGCCGAAGCCGCTGCCGAAGATCGTGACCGACCGACGATATAACGCCGCCCGGAAGTCGCGCAGGGTCGCCACATCTATTTGCAGAATGATGGCATCGCCGCTTGCATAAGTCTCGGAAGTCCGATATAGTCGAGTCTTCGATCAGCAAACAACCGGAGACACCCGATGATCTATCCGCGCTATGCCGTCAAGGCCGCATACGACACCGCGATGACGCTCTACCGCACGTACCAGGAAGCCATCGAGGCCGTCGCCCGCGAACTCTGCATTCCGGTCGAACAGGTCGAGGAAGCGCTGGCGCCGGAGTCTGTGCAATGACGCGCGGCTTTGAACCCTGCATGTGCGGCGCGACGGACTGCCCCTCGTGCGGCCCGGCGCAGGGCTATGCCGTTCGGCGCGTCTGGGTGCATGGGCGAGGCTATCGCTACATCAACCCGGACGAGGAAGCAACCGAAGATGAGTCGGCCGATCAAATCGACGGCGCCGACTGACATCACCCGAATAGACCAAGGAAGGAAGAAGATGAGCAACGACATCAAGGAGTTCGAAGACCTGAACGGCCACACGCTGGCGCAGTGCTTCAAGACCAGCGACGACGGCGAATTGCATTTCGTCTTGGCGGATGGACGGCAGTTCAAGCTGCACCATAACCAGGACTGCTGCGAATCCGTCTACATCGAGAGCATCGTTGGCGATCTAGCCGACCTCGTTGGATCGCCGCTGACGATGACCGAGGAAGTCAGTAGCTCGGAACTCACGCCAGAACAGATCGAACACCAAAGCGGATGCGACTCGTTTACTTGGACGTTCTACAAGCTGGCCACGATCAAGGGCTACGTGGACGTTCGCTGGTTCGGTAGCTCGAATGGCTACTACAGCGAATCCGTCAGCTTCGATCAAATCTGACCGCGCTACCGGAGCCTGACATGGACAACGCCATCGCTTGCCCGTACTGCCATGCGCCTGCCCGGCTGGTGTCGGGTGAGGCGATCTATCCGCATCGGGTCGATCTCTATGACCTGAAGTTTTGGCAGTGCCAACCTTGCGATGCCTACGTGGGTTGCCACAAGGCGGGTGCGATGACCGACACGGGCCGCAGCGATGGAACATTCCCGCTCGGGCGCTTGGCGAATGCGGAACTTCGTCGGGCGAAGTCTGCCGCTCATGCCGCGTTCGATCCGCTGTGGAAGTCGAAGCGCATGAAGCGCCGCGACGCTTACGGCTGGCTCGCACGCGAACTCGGAATCAGTCGCGACAACTGCCACATCGGCATGTTTGACGTTGACGCGTGCAGAGCTGTTGTGGCCGCTGCATCGAACTTCAGGAAGGACTGACATGGACAACGACAAGGGGCTGGGAAGCATGACCAATAGCGCCAGTGCGGTGGAACGTCTGCGGGCTTCGCTTTTGACATGGGCGGGCCGAGAAGGCTCCATCGTCAATCAAAACGACATCCACGCCGTCCTGGACACCCTCGCCGAAAAGGAGTCCGAGCTGAAGGGCGCCTACGAGTTGCTGCACGCCACCGAGGACAAGGCTGTCGCCAAGGAGTCCGAAGTGCAGGCTTTGCGGGAGGTCATCGACCACACCGTCAAGACCATCGAGAGGCAACTCGACCTGATCGGCGAACGCGCTCCCGGGAAGTTCCTCGACAAGACGCCGGTCATGCGCAGCTTGCAGGCGCACGTCAAGAGACTGAGCGCCGCCCTCAACCCGAAGGAAGACCAATGACCATCTACAAATTCAACGCGCAAGTCACCATAAGCGTCTACACCGAAGTCGAGGCCGATAGCGCGTCAGAAGCTTTGGAGATCGCCAAGGAACGAGAAGTCGGGCAGCTGTGCCACAACGCCGTCTACCCTGACTGTGACGAGGCATGGTTCACCGATGAACTGGATGGCCAGCCCGAAAAGATCACGCTGAACGAGGTTTCCGATGAATGACACCCCCGCCCCTGGCGAGCCGATCAGCTTGCCTGAGCCATCTCCCATCGTCGGCGAAGCCGGCCGTAACAGCGTTCGCTGGGGTCTCGGCTACACCGCCGCTCAAGTCCGCAACATCGTTGCAGCCGACCGCGCCCATGGTGCTGCGAGCCCTGACGTGACAAAGATGTTGGAGGCGTTGAAACTCGCTCGTCGCACGCTGTCAATGATGAAGCCTTGGGATGCCTACGACGCGGAGTTGCTTCAGAAGGCAGTCGCCGCCATCGACGCTCTCGGTGCTGCCGCAACCCAGGCGAGGGCTGCTGTGGGGACAGAGCATGGGCGCCGGCTAGTGCGCGCCCTGGTTCGTGCGGCATGTCTGCAAGAGAGAGAGCCCAGCGAAAAGAACCAAAACGCATACCACTCGGCGCGCGAGACGGTCGAAGCCGCACTCTCTGCGCAGACCCCTGGCGAGGGGTGGACGGCAAAGGACTCCGAAAAATGATCAAGACCCTCCAAGTTCGGGTCAAGGACAAGCATGCGTCCTTGCTGGCAGCGATGGCGAGAAACGTCAACACCTGTTGGAACTACTGCAACGAGACCAGCCAGAAGGCGATCCGGGATCGCCGGCAGTTCCTGAGCGGCTATGACCTGCAGAAGCTCACCGCTGGGTTCACCGCTTGCGATGGTGTTGAGATCGGCGCCGGTACGGTAAATCTGGTGTGCGTCGAGTACGCAAACCGTCGCCGTCAATTCAAGCGCCAACGGCTCAACTGGCGCGTTTCGAACAAGAACTCTTCCCGCTACTCGCTTGGATGGGTTCCCATGAAAAGCACGGAGATCAGGTATCGGTCGGGCCAGATCGTCTATGCAGGAGTGGCGTTCAGCCTGTGGGATAGCTACGGTCTGGGCGACTACGCGCTCCGCGCCGGTTCCTTCTCTGAAGACGCACGCGGCCGGTGGTATTTCAACGTCGCTGTCGAGGTAGCAGCCACCAAGAGCGAGGGCACCAAGGCCGTCGGCATCGACCTAGGTCTGAAGACCGCCGTCACCTGTTCGGACGGCCAGACTTTCACGGGCCGGCTGTACCGCGCCAGCGAGGCAAAGCTCGCCAAGGCCCAACGCGCTGGCAAGAAGCGCCTAGCGCGGACGGTGCACGCCAAGATCAGGAACCAACGCAAGGACGGACTGCACAAGTTCAGCACTGCGCTGGTGCAGGAAAACGCCGCCATCTTCGTGGGCGACGTGAGCAGCAAGAAGATGCTCAAGACCAAGATGGCCAAGTCCACGCAGGACGCGGGCTGGGCCATGTTCAAGACCATGCTGGAGAACAAGTGCCGTCAGGCAGGCGTGGTGTTCGAAGTTGTCAACGAGGCATACACAACCCAAACCTGTTCTCAGTGCGGAAGCATTGAGGGGCCGAGAGGTGTCGCAGGTCTTGGAATAAGACGATGGCGATGTTCATGCGGGGTCGAACATGACCGCGACGTGAACTCGGCGCAAAACATCGTCCGAATCGGGCTTGATTCGCTAGCTGTAGGAGCCGCCTTGAGCGGAGAAGCCAATGTCGATGCGGTGTCGGGCCGCTGCATGGGAGCCTGAAATGGACTACCAAACTCTTGAAGACGAGTTGCGCGCTGTCTGCGTCGCGGCCGATGCCGGCGCTGGCGGGTGGGTGCGCACGTCGCGCATCCTGGAAGCCATTGCCGCCCCTACGGCACCCCAGGCAGTGGGAGAGCCGGTGGCGTTCACTGCCGCACAGGCAGCTCAGAAACTTGGGAAGACCCAAGACGACCCCGAGGATAAGTTTACTGCCGCACAGGCAGCTCAGAAAGTTCCACCGCACTGGCGCTATCGGTCATGCTGGTTCACTGCCGCACAGGCAGCTCAGAAAACTGCACCAGCAGCGACCGCAGAGCCGAGCGCCGTGGCGGGGGCAAGGGAGCCTCTGACGGATGAGCAGATTGATGAGGAATACCTCAACGGCGATCTCCAACCTCAACTTTACGACAGGCAAGGCATGTTTCAGGCCGGCGCCCGCTTCGCTGAGCGCTACCACGGCATCGCTTCTCCTGCTGGTGATGGGGGAGCGAAGTGATCGCAGCGCTCTACGTCGAAACTGACGGCGCGTACTTCGGCCTGCCTGGCGTAGACCCGTGGGATGAGCCGCGTGATGCGCGGAAGTACGCCGGCCCGCATCCTGTCGTCGCCCATCCGCCGTGCCAGCGCTGGGGGCGCTTCTGGCATGGAAGCACATTGAAGCCGCATCAGTTCGAGTTGGGCACGGACGGCGGCTGCTTTGCTGCCGCGTTCAGCGCTGTTCGCACGTTCGGCGGCGTCCTTGAACACCCCGCTGACTCGCAAGCATGGCCTGCGTTCCACATTGCCAAGCCGCCTCGGACTGGCGGCTGGATTCGTGCGGACACCATCGGCGCGGACGACACCGCATGGACATGCTGCGTCTACCAAGGTCACTACGGCCACATTGCGGGCAAGGCAACCTGGCTCCTGGCCTGCGGCCTCAAGCGCGAACAGCTTCCCGAGCTGCGCTGGGGCAAGACAGAACAGCGCATCCACCCGCGCGCCCTGGAGCTGCACGGCTACGAGAAGGCTAGGCGGATCGGAATGATGGCGATGGTCGGCGGAAAGGACAAGACACGCATCCGCAACGCCACGCCGCCCGAGTTCCGGCAGGTGCTCATCGACATCGCCAACCTGGCACGGAAGGACTGACATGACCCCCGAATCATCCCGGCTCGCGGAAGAAGCGAAGCAACACTACCGGCACGCGATCGCTGACTGCATGTACGGCAAGCAACGCAGCGTGGCAATCCACGGCCAGGCACTCTTTTCGATGATCGACCGACTTGCAGCTCTGGCATCCAGCCAGGCAAGCGAGCCGGTGGAGGCGCGAGATGGCTTCTACGTGATGCCGCACAAGGCCACGCCGGAGCATCGGCTTCACCTACAGATCGGCGGAACCATCTGGCGCTACGTGCTTGAGGACGCCGCCCCTCAGTCCAACACGCAGAGCAAGGGAGAAGGCGAGTGACCGCACCGAACTGCCGCAAATGCGGTTCCCCCATGGCTCCTGGAATCGCCCTCGCCAACACCATGACCGGAACAGGCGACTTCGGCCGCGATGACGTGGTGACCATGAGCCCTGGTGGCCCTGGCAAGCTCATCGACTGCGACAAGTGTACAGCCTGTGGGTGGAGTGTCAGCCCCAAGACGCCGAGCCTGCCGGTGGTCGTCGTCTCTGCCCCTGAGCGCATCTTCCTGGTCATCGGCGAGGACTGCCCTCCTGAGGCCCGCTGGGATCAACTGGCCGAAGTCACCTGGTGCGAGGACAACATCGACGGCAACGGCATTGCCTACCAGCGACAAGACCTCGCCGCATCAGCTATCGAAAGCCTCCAGGCCGAAGTCGAGCGGCTGACGAATGAGTGCACCGCACTGAGAATCAGAGCCAACGCTCAGCCAGTCCGGATGGATCAGTGCGAGACGTATTGCGCGACAGCAAAGCGCCTCACCGCCGAAAGGGATGCAGCCCTGCGAAAGTACAGCGAATGGCACATCGAGGCCCTGAGCCGTGCGGCCAAGGACAAGGCCGAACCCGAGAACCCGGCCGCAATCGCGGAGCGCTTCTGGCGCGGAACCCTATCAGACCGCAACAAACCGTAATTGGTGCTTGACAGGTAGTCTCGGGTGTCCGATACTTCGTTTACCGAAGCAGCAAACCAACCGGAGAACGACATGACCAACGAAATTATGACCAAGATCGCCGAGCACTTCAAGAACCCGGCCGCTCGCATCGTCGTTGCTGCGCCTGGCGCACGTACCAACATGATTCTGTCGCCTGCGAACTTCTCCGAAATGAAAGTCGATGGCTCTGGCGTGCGATTTCGCAAACTGTACCTGTTCGCCTCGCAACTGCGCTTCGCGCGGGTGGCGTAATGGCTGACCTGCCGAAATCCTTCATGGGTCTTGGTGCCTTTGATGGCGCGCGTGGAGAGCCGCCCTATACCGTGACAGACCTTGACGAAACCGAGCGCAACGAACGCGAACGATGCGCCGTCATCGCGGAGACAACCGAGGTTCTTATCGACCTGCGTGACTGGACTTGTTTAACGCGCAAGGCACTTACTGCGCTCGTCGCAAAAGGCATTGCCGACGCCATCCGAAACCAATGAATCCAGAGCCTGCCATGACGATGATCTTCACCCACATGGACGAGGCCCTTGACTGCGCGGTCGCGCTGAGCAACGCGGGCCGCACGTACCGCTACACGCGCAACGCCAAGGGCGAGCACGAGATCACCACGAGGGATTGATGATGAACACCAACGAAGAAACTATCGATGTGATTGAAGAACAAATCAAGAAGCGGGCCTTGATTGCCGCGTTCAGCGCCATGAGGCCGCTATTTGATGATTCTGAAACGATAGAGGACAGGGCGGCAATCAGGACGGTCTTGAATGCCGCCGCCGCCGTCTCTGAGTCGGCGAAAGGGGCGCCGGCAGGGGTCTACATCGATTCCACTTCAATCTTAGCGTCCGCATTCGCCGCTCACACAATGGGGGTTGGCGCCGAAGACTGCGCGCCCTATTCGGTTGTTGGTTGGCGAGTCGAATGTTTCGTGCAGGCCCTTCGCGGAATGGACATGCTCGAATGCGCTTCTGCGTGCCTTCTCGACGGGGTCGATTACTCCGCGAACTCGCGTTCTTTTAAGGACGCCATGGAAATTCAAGATCGCAATTAGGCCGATGGTCACCGGTATGCAATCTTGAAGTAAAGCGTCCGGTCGTCAGTGCGCCCCTGAGCCGTCACGAACTGGCACGTACCAGCGACGGTCTGCCCGACCAGCGAGAGGTCGCTGATCGACAGCCAGCCCCACACGGTGTTGTCCACAATGGGGCCGGGCACGATGTCCGCCCCTGTCGTCGGCGTTGTTCCTGGGTTGCCGATGCAGATGTGCCAGGTCGCCGAGACAACGGAGTCCGTGGGGTCGATCAGCGCGGCCACGTCCCACCCGTAATCGAGGATGGCTTCCGGGTCATGCGTGATGGTGGGCTTGCCCGTGGTGACGTTAAAGGCCATCGGTCGTCTCCGTGAATGCGTAGGTGCGGGTTTCCGCAGGGAAAACAAAGTTGCGAGATTCCGGGCCGAACGCATAGACGCGCGACTCGGGCGGGAACACGAACACCCGCGATTCAGGCGGGTAGATGAACATCCGAAGCAGGGTGAAGGCAATCTCGACCCAGTTCACCGTGTCCTGCGCCGATCCGGCCTCGGAAATCGTGACGCCCTGCCCGGTCGAATTGTCCACGGTATCGGCAGCGGAAGCCACTTCGGCCAGTGCCGCCCCGAGCGCGCCAGCAGCGTCCTCCACGTCCTGTGCCGCCCCGAACTCCAACGCCTGGGCAACCAGCAGCGCGGACGCTCCGGTCGAATCGGTCGCGGCCAGCGCCTCGGCAATCAGTTCGGCGATTGCCAGGAGCGCCGATGGCGCGTCCGACGCGGCGCCGGACTCAGAAATCGCTGCCGGCGTGACGCGCTGATCGCTGACCGTATCCAGCGCCGCCAGGCCATCGGCGAGCGCCGCCCCCAGGATTGCCGCCACGGACACGGCATCTGCGGCCGCGCCAGCCTCAGCAATGGCCGACAGCAGGACTGCCGTCGCCGAAGGTGAATCCGCTGCAGAGAGCGCTTCGCTGACCACCTGTCCGTTGAAGACGGTCGCAGTCGGCGTGTCCGCTGCAGTACCCGATTCGGAGATGGCACCGCCAGTGATTGCAGTCGTCGAGACGGTATCCGCCGCCGAACCGGCTTCCGAAATGCTTGCCGTCCCGGTGTTGGTCGCCGATGGGCTGTCGCTGGCGGCGCCCGATTCGGCCACTGCGACGGTCGTGGCACCCGAATAGCTGACCGTATCGGCCGCGGCGCCGGCTTCGCTGATGGATTGCGTCGTGACCAGCGCCGCCGATGGGGAATCCGCCGCGCTTCCCGCTTCGGAAATGGCCTGCGTTGTCGTGTTTGTGGCACTGACAGCATCCGATGCCGCACCGGACTCGGCGACCGCCGATCCAAATACCGCCGTCGCGGCCACCGAATCGGCCGCAGAGCCACTTTCGGAGATGGCCTGGGGGGTGGATAGCGTGGCGGACGGGGAATCGCTTGCGGAGCCCGTTTCGCTGATCGCGCTGGTCGTCGAGTTACCGGCGCTCACGGCATCGCTGGCGCTGCCGGATTCCGCGATGGCCTGCGTCGTCACGATAACTGCAGACGGCGCGTCGCTCGCCGAACCGCTCTCCGCGATGGCTTGGCCCGTCGTGAATACCGCCGATGGCGCGTCCGATGCCGATCCGGACTCGGAAATGCTCACGTTGTAGGTGTTCCCGCCGCCCGAGAACGTTCCTTGCATGAACGTGCCGAACGCGCCCGCGCCGAACGGCATGCCGAAGGTCGTCGTGACGCGCTCGCCAGTCCCGGCTAGGTTGAACGCCACCAGCAGCGCCGCCACGGCCGAAGTGACCGATCCGTTGCTGTCGGTGACGATGCACTGATACTGCCGCCCCTGGATGGAGTAGGTCGCGGTTGGCGTCGTGAAGGTCGAACTCGTGGCGCCCGTGATGTTGGCAAACGATCCGGTCGAATTGTCTTGCCATTGATAGGACAGCGACCCGGCGCTGGCCGTGGCCGTGACAGAGAACGTCGCCGTGGCGCCAGCGTTTGCCGTCTGATTCGTCGGCTGCGCGGTGATCGTCGGGCCGGTCAGCAGCGGGCGAAGCGCAATGCTCCGCGCCACCCAGTCCCCGCCACCCGTCGATGTGACGCCGGACACGGTGCCGGCGGTCGTGATGATCGCGTCGGCAGCAACGCACCAATCAGCACTTGCCGCGCGTTGCGTGTACCCGGTTGGCTGCGATGCGATGGCATTGAAGTTCGTCGAGATGACGACATTCAAGGCGTTCGCGCTGACCGTCGTAATCGACGGATAGCTGATCGTCCCGCTTGTGCCCGTTGCCGGCGTTGGCGGCGTGACGTCCAGCGGCGTCGTGGTGTTGACGCCTCGATATGCGCCGAGCGCGCCTTCGATTGTCGAACCGCCCACCGGGGTAAACGTGAAGTTCCCGGACTCCGACCCCGTGGCCGTGTAGATCAGGACGGTAGTCGGAAACCCATTCGACGGGGTGTTGACCGTCGAGCCGACAGCAGTCCAGGACGTGGCCGTGACGCCCGTACCGGAGTCTTGCAGGAACTCCGCAAGAAGGATGTCCCCCGCCGCCAGGCCAGAAGGGACGGCGATGTTGACCGTGCCGGTGCCTGATCCAGAGTTCCCGCCGACGTAGGTGATTGCCATCGCTTAGGGCCGGCGATGGAAGTCAGGCCGCGAGCTGCGGCAACCCTGCGATCAACGCGTCCACCGTGGGCGCCGGTACCGTGCCGGCCTGCACCTGGGCGAGCACCCCATAGCAGTAGGCCCAGCAGGCATCGCGCCAAGGCTTCAGGCGCGCCGCGTCGGCCGCGAACTGGGCAACGGTGCTGCCAAAGTAGGTCACGGCCGACAGCATGGAGTCATAGCCGAGCGCCTGCGCCTGCGCGTCCAGGACGGCCTGCACAGCATCGCCGTACTCGCCCTCAGTGGGTTCCGGCGCGCTGATTTGGGTTGGCGCATTGCCCGCCTGCACCCATGCGGTATAGGCCGCAAACAGCGGGTCGGTAACGGACTGAGTCGGCGCGCATACCGCCCCGTCCGAATCGCGAGTGACCACGCCCGTGGCCGAATTGAACGTGTAGGTCATGTCAGCACTCCGGGCTCAGGTAGAGGCCGGCATTGTCGTAGGCGCAAGCCAGCGCGGTCGCATTGTTTGTGCGCCAGATTCTCGGCGCGAGCAGCGTGCCCGCTTGCGGAACCACGCTCGATGAACCCGACAGCGTGTTCGTATAGACCGCACCCGTGTTCAAGTTCGTCACCTGGACGTAATACGTACTGGCGGTCGCCGATGGCGAGAAAATCGCCAGTTCGAACAATACGGACGTCGAATTGCCCGGGAAGTTTGTCGAGCCCAGCGCGATAGTGGTTTGCGCCGAGCTTCCGCCGTACACCAGATAAAGCTGCGTCGAGTCGGTGGACAGTTGCGCCACGCCAATCTGGTTCGTCAGCGTGCTCGGGTCAACGTTGGTTGGTGCCGAGACGTTGGAGCCGATGCCCGCATAGAAGCGAACGCCGCTCACCGTGGCGGCATCGGATGGCCCGAAGCGCTGGACGTACAGGAAGCCGCTGCCGTCGCCCTTGGTGCCACTGCCAGGCCCGACCATGACCGCGGCATTGTACTGGTAGGCCAGTGAGCCGGCCGTGGCCGCCGAAACGTAGGCCAGCCGGCGTGCGAACGTCAGACGGTTGGTCGCCGCAACCGCGCGTGCGGTGGCCGTGCCGGTTGTGGTTGGCGCGACCATGCCGAAGACGCCGGGGACGGTCGTGCTGCTGGAACCCGGCGGGCACCAGACCGCAGGCATGGCTTTGCCGAAATGCGATTGCATGAACTGCGGCACGCCATCGGCGCCGAGTGCAGCAAGGAACGATCGGCCAGCCCACGCCTCGGGCACAAGCTCCATGACACCCGAGCCCGGCGTGGTAAGCGTCGAGCCTGCGGACAGCACCGGGACAGGCGCAACCCCGTTCACGTCCAGCGTCAGCACCTTCGATCCGAGTGCGGCGATGGTCACATAGGTCGTGCCGGCCGCGAGCGAGACAAGCGCGTTGCTGTTGCTGGAAATCAGCACCGCCGTGCGCGCGACGGTGTTCGTCCCGGAGTAGGTGCCGAGACCTTCTTCATAGGCCCCGGTGGCGTTGCCGTTGCTGTCCACCTGCCAGAGCGCATACCAGAAGGTGTCCCCGGTGGAACAGACGGAACCGAATGCGCGAAAGCCCGTCAGCGCGCCTGCCGTTGTCAGTGAGCCCGTCCCGGTGGTGGTCGAGCTTTCCGCTACGCGGTCAGTTGAAACATGCGCCATGCATCCGGCTCCAGGCTATGAGACGTGGTGCCCCACAGCGTGGAGCGGGTGCCGTCAGGCCGACGCGGCGACGATCTGGTCTTCCGTGAACGAGCGTTCGTGTTTCTCGCCATCCGAGCCGGTGTAGGCAACGAAGAACTCGACGCTGTCGCCGTCCACGATGTGGGCGCGAGTCACGACGCCCTCGATGGGCTTGGCGTTTTGCTTGACGGCATCGCCGACTTTGAATTTCAGGGCCATGATGGTTCCTCAGACGGACAGGGTATACGAAACATTTAATGTGTCCCCCGAACTCACCGCTTTCGCGCCGCCCGTGAAGACGCCGGCCGAAAACAGCGTCCCGGTGGTGCCGTCCTTCGTCGCCACCGTGGTCAGGAAAGCGCCCTCCACCGAGTTGCCGGAAGACGTGATCGAAAACGTCAAGGCCGCAGACAGCGAAATCGAGCCCGAGCTGGCCGCGCTCCATGCTGTCGTCGGGCGCGCGCTCTGCGAGTAGGTCGGCGCATTCGCACCGCCAGCCTCCAGCCACCCGGCATGGGACGACATGGTGTCGCTGGCGCTGATCGCGCTGTAGGACACGCTGGAAATCAGACCCATGTAGAACGCCGCCGTGTAGGACGAACCGTTCATGTACTTATTCAGGAGGTCGTTTTTGCCCACCGTCACGACGGTATTCGGGCCGGGCGTTGACCACTTCAGGTTGCCGGCCGCATCGAAGCACTGGGCGTGATAGCAGCCCTTGAGCAGCAGCAGTTCCCCGATCAGCAGCCCGAACGCTTGCGATGCAAACGCCTTCATGCGCGAAACGAGCGTTTCGCCAGCGTGCGATTCTCCGCGCAGCATGGCGACCGCCAGGGCGATGATGGACTTGATACGGTTGGTCATTCGCTGCGCTCCAGCAGGTTGAAAATGTCCTCGGCAGTATAGTCGCCAGCCCACAAAGAACAAAGGCCCGCACATGGCGGGCCTTGTCGGGGCGCGGCGGCTTAGGTGGTCGGCGCGGCCGGGTCGGCAGCGGCCGGCGCAGGCGCGGCGGCGGGCGGCGCGAGCGCGGCATCGACCTTGGCCGACTCGGCGTCGGCCTCGGCACCGATGGCCGTGATCGCGTCGATTTCGGCCTGCGTCACGGGCGACTGGCTCGCCACGGAAGCGGCGAGCGCGGCCAGGGCGGCATCGACCTTGGCGGAAAGGGTTGCGACCTTGGCGGCGGTGGCGGCGGTGGCGTCGTCGAGTGCGGACATGATTTCTTCCTTGATCTGGTGGATGGATCGCAGGATCACGCCCTGCGAAATCAGAATCATACGCTCGATGCGCTGCAATTCTGTGTCCGTTTGCTGGCTCATGGCTTCACCAAGCTGTCGTAGTCACGGGCGCAGAGGTTGCCGCTGGCGCGGAGGCCGGCGGCGTAGGCGGCGAGGTCTGAAGCGTCCGATTCCGCGTCTGCGCGCGCTCCGAGAGCGCTCGCGTACAGTCCCCATGACACCATGTCGGTTCCGGGGTCGATTCCGGGCGCGCCTGGGGCGGAAGCGGCGGCATGGGCGCCGGCGGTTGCGCGACGAAGTGCGTCGTCTCGCAGGCGGTAAGCATCAGCGACAGCGCCGCGAGCAGACCGCAAATCAGCGGCTTGTGCCGCGATGGTGGATTGCGCATCGGTGAGGTTCCCTGCCTGCTCCGCGATGACGCGGGCGGCTTTAGCGGTGGCGGCGGCACTGGCGGCATCGGCCGCGGCCTGCACTTGCGACAGGATGGGCGCGGTCGCCTCGCGCTTGATCGCGGCATCATGGAATCCGAGCCACATCAGCACCGCGGCCACGATGATCAGGACGCCGACTATCTCGAACTCCAGCCGCGACGGCAGCGCGAGCGCGCCCATGTCACGCGGTCTTCACGCTCGCCGACGATGCGGCGGCTTGCACGCGGGCCAGCAGCGCAGCCTTGCGGGCGATGGTGGCGTCAGCATCGGCCTTGGCCTGTAGTTCGGCCGAGGTGTCCGACAGCCGCGCCACGAGCGAGCCGGTCAGCTTGACGATTTCGGAGTCCGTGTAGTCCTCCACGCGCTTTTCGACGGTGACGGCTTCGGCCTTGGCGCTTGCCACGAGCGCGGACACTTTTTTGCCGGCCTGGTAGTGCGCGAACGCACACACCAGGACGCCGACAACGATGCACAGGGCGACGACTTGAAGACTGGAAAGTGCTTCCATGGGGATTCCTTTAGGCTTGCGGGGGTTGATCGGGGGCGGCGGTGACGCTGCCTTGGTCGATCATACTGCCGAGAATGCCTAGTGCGGACACCGTCAGGACGATGTAAGCCACGACGTGCGGAGCCGAGGACGGCAGCGCCGCCTTCAGGTCGCCCGGAATCGCTTCCCATGCGCCGATGACGAGCCCGTTCAGTCCCAGCGCTTGCGCGCTGTACTTGCGATGCGTCCTCGTCCAGTTCGGCAGCAGGCGCATTTCACACCACGTCGTCAGGCGTCTCGAACTCGCCCGCCTCGGCCGAGCGTCGAGCCGCGAGCCCGGCCAGATGCGCGCCGCCCGCCATGTCCCAGCGCGCGAACTGGCCCTCGGCGCCGGCCGAATCGCCCGCGTTGATCATGCGCAGCATCGTGGACGATGCGAAGTTGCCCTCGCCCGCATTGAACGTGAAGTCCACGAGCGCATCGAACTCGTGCTGCGTGAGCGGCACCGTGACCAGCCGATTGACGGCTGCGACGGCGGTGGCGATGTCCTCAAGAAGCCACGCCTCTGCCTGCGCCTGGGTGCAGGTATCGCCCGGCTGAACACCAGCCGTGTGGCCGTAGCCAATCGTCCACGGCGCGCCACCCGTGCCAGGGTCAGCGTAGGCGACCAGGCGCAAGCCTTCTTCGCCTTCCGTCAGGTGTAGGCCGTCGGAGCTGTATTGCATGTTCATGCCGGTGGTTCCTTGGTGGTGCGAATCTTGCCGTCCGGGCCGGTCACGATCCCGTATGGCCCCTGCGGCTTCGGTTCGGGTGCGGGCGGGGCCGGCGCGCGCGGGACAGCGGGGCCGAGCGGCCTCCACTTGTCAGGCATCGGATCATCCGTTGTCCGCATCGCAGCCCTCCCTATGAGTGCTTCCACCCGCTACTGACCAGCGCGAGCCACACGATGCCGGCCAGAAGTGCCGCAATCGCCGCTCGGAGCGTCCACTTTCCGAACTCAGCGAACTGATCGTCCAACCATTCCCGCAAGCCCTCTTTCAGGGCGTCCTTCATCGCTTCGTTTTGGGGCTCGACTGGCATTTCGGTTCATCGCGTTGAGTTACGGGATGATACTTGAGCCCTGGATCAAGTGAAAGGCGGGATGCTGGCCGGGTTGAACTCCGTGGTCTGCACGGTGTAGTTCGCGGTGAACAGGCAGTCCGTCGAAATCAGAAGCTCATCGACCCCATTGATCGGATCAGGGGTCGCCAGGGCATACAGGCCGATGTACAAATCGACGCCGCTCGCCTGAGTGTAGTTGTTCGTCGTCGTGCCCGTCACCGAACTGACCACGCCATTCACGGCGCAACGAACGACATTCGAGGAATCTCGGCTCAATGCAATCGCGTAGGTCTCTCCGGCCGCGAAACTGAAGTCCGTGAAGTCGATGTGCGAGATGCCAAAGCCATACTGCCCGGTGTACCAAGATATGACGCCGCCAACGATGTAGAAGATGATCGGGAACGTTCCCGTATCTCCAATCGCCGTCACGAACCGATAGACCTTCGATGAATCAAAGCCTGAAGGGCATATCCACCGGAAAACTATCGTGAACTTTCCGGCCATCGATAGGCCGGAAGGGAACGGCGTGTATATCCCGTCCCCCGAGGTGGCCGCGAGCAGCCCGGCGTTTCCAAGGACTGCCGTGGTGGCACTGATGACCGTCGTGCCCTGTGTCGGCGTCCACGTATTGGGAACGGGCGCCGAGTCGGTGAATGTCTGCGTCCCGCTTGTCCCGTCGAAGTGCAGCAAGACCTTTGTCGGACTTGCGGGGGCGCCGCGGTAACGAGTCGCGGCCGGGATCAAGTGTTGTCCCCGGACAAGACCCACACGTCGCTGCCCAGGTATGTCAGCAGCAGCGTGGAATTCTGCGCGCGCGCCGTCAGGGACGAGGCATTGAGCACCGTAACCCCCGCGCCCGGCGTGATGGTCGTTTGGCCGGCGCCCAGCTGGATGACCTGGATCATCGTCTGACCGACCCACGCCACCGACGAATGCGGGGGCACCGTCACGGCGTTTGCCGAGGCGTTGTTCATCGAGACGATGCCCTGGCTTGATGATGCCGCAGGGGCGTCCGTCAGCGCCAGCGTGTAGGCCGTTCCTGTCTGCGGATTGTAGGCGGGCGGGTTCCCGCTCGCAGCCGCAGGCGCGGCCCACTTCACGCCGTCCGTTTGTGTGCTATCAGCAGTCAGGACGTAGGTGTCCGTGCCAACGCCCAAACGGGCAGGCGCGCCAGACGTTCCACCAACGATCAGGTCGCCCTTGGTGGTCATGGGGCTGACGAAGGATGCCGCCCACGCGGGCGCCCCGGAGACGACGGTGAGCACGAACCCGCCCGTACCGATCCCCAGGCGTTGCGCCGCACCGGACGCGCCGCCCGTGATGATGTCGCCAAGCGTGGTCATCGGGTTGGCGAAGGACGCGCCCTGCGAGAACTGCGACGCCTGGCCGGCCGTAAACCGATTGTTGGCGAAATCGCCCGTCGTCCAGTTCAGTGCGGTCGTGCCTTCTTGCGCGCGCACCACGGTGCACACATCGCCCGACCTGGCGGTGCAGTGCGTGATTTCGTTGACGTCGCCCGTGGCTGCGTCCGTCAGCGACAGGACGAAGTAGTCGCCCCCGCTCGGGCTCGGGAACAGCGCGCCCTGCCCGGTGGCAAGCGTCAGCGACGTGGCCGACGTGGTGATCGGAGACGCCAGCGATGAATTGGCGTTGTTGGCGAAAAGGATCGTCATGTTCGAGGCGGCTTAGAAGCCGATCCAGGCCAGCTTGTCCGACGTATTGGCGCCGATCAGGTAGAGCTGGTTCAGGTTCGCGAGCGGCAGGCTGATCACGTCGCCCGGATCGAGGATGTAGCCGGTGGCCGTCGTTTCACCGGCCGCGCCAATCTCGATGACCGCCGCGTTGGACTTGGGCGCCTTCAGAAGCACCGGGCCGAACGAAAACGCGACGCTCGGGAGGACGGCTGCGGTGGTGGTGGTGGCCTGCTGGCCGGTCTTTGCCATGGTGATTCCTCGGGGTTGGTCAGTAGCCCATCGCCTGCCAGGTGATGCTGTTTGCGTTCACGTCCACGACGAAGCCGGACGTGGTCAGGCTATCGACCCGGATGGCGGATGATTGGTTGTTGCAGGAGACGACGACAGAGACGCAGGCGGTCGGAAAAATCTTCGGGAAGCTGATCCCGGTTGCGACGTTGTTCGGCACGGCGATTTGACCGCCCTGGAGGATGGCGCCATTTGGCAGCACCATGAACATCGGCTGCGCCAGGTGGATATTCGATCCGCTGAATGCCGTCGTCGCCACGGCACCCACTTGCGCCGCCGTGTAGTCGCCTGTCGTTGGCACCACAGCACCGGAGCGGCCATTGAAGCTTGTGACGGCCGCGGCCAGCCACGCGAGCGCGGAGCCCGTCCAGGCCAGCACGGTGCCGGCAATGGTCGGCGCGGCCACGAATCCCGTCGTGCCGGGCGCAGTCTGGACGACGAGCTCATTGGCTGCGCCGCCCGCGATGCTGCCGGCCGTGCCGGTGGCCGGGTTCGTCAGGATGTAGGCACCGATCACGGGCGACCAGACAAGCTCCATCGGGAAGCCGGCCGCAGGGATGTCGCCCGCGTTGAGCGCCGATCCGCCGAACTTCTGCACCGGGTACGCGGACAGCACGGTAGACCCGAGGGTCAGCGTAAGCGTCACAGCGCCCGTGTTCGCCCCCGCGGCTTGGAGCGTGAAGGACAGGAAGGCCGGAAGCGACGTCAGGCCAGAGGGCAGCGTGGCGGTCAGGCTGTTCGTGCCCGACGCAATGCAAGAGCCCCAGGTGTTTTCTTGCAGGACATCCGGTTGCAGCATCGCCGCAGCATCGCCGGCCGTCACCAGTTGCGCCGCGATATCGCCCGCGTTCCAGGTCAGCGCCGTGGTGTTTTGCTGGGCGCGCACCACCGTGCACACGTCGCTGGAACGCGCCGTCACAAGCACGACTTCCACGATCTGCTGCGTCGATGCGTCCTTGAGCGTCAGGTAGAACGCCTCACCGGCCGCGGGCTCAGGAAACTCCGTGCCCGTGCCCGTCGCCAGCGTCAGCGTCGTCGCCGATGCGTTGATGCCGCTTTGCAGCGTCGTCGCGGCGAGATTGTTGAACAGGAGGATCATATTTGCACCGCAAAGGTGTATTGGAACGGCAGCAGCAGCACGCCTGAGTTTACTGCCGCCTTGAGGGCGCTGGCGAGCGCGGTCGGCGAATGGACGCTCGGGCTGGTCACCATTTCGTTGAAACCCGAGCCGCTTCCGTTGAACGAAAAGCCATCGAAAGACGCGCCGCCAGTCTGCTTTCGGTTGGTCTCGGACACGGTGATCAGCACGTCCGATGCGCTGGTGAATCGCACGCTGACTTCGTAGGTCTGATCCGGGAAAATCTCGCCTCGCAGGAACCGTTCTACCCGGCGCTTGAGCCAGCGAATCGAGAACGCATACCCGTCACCCTTGAACGTGTTCCACTGGATGATGCGCTGATAGGTCAGGTCATCGGCGGTGTAGTTCGACGAACTGTTGATGAACGACAGCGGGTCGAACGTATCGGCGTTGAACTCAAAGGTGTTCCATGGCCCGATGGCGCGCGGGCCACCCGAGGACAGGCTGGGGCGAAACACGCCGTAGATGCTCGATGCGGCCCACGACAGCAGCGCGCCGGTCTGGTTCAGGTAGATCGGCAACTGGTAGCCGTTGATGGCGTCCAGGTTCGCCTGACTCAGCGCGTTGAGCGACCCGAAGAATGCCCCGACGTTATCGTCCCCTTGATACTGGGTATACAGGTACGACGGCAGTGTCGTGGTGATGTTCACGGATCAGCCCTGCACCACGGAAATATTTGACGTGGCCGCAAAGAAGAACGCTTCCGGGTCGCCAGAAATCAGAACGCCGCCGCTTGGCGGTGCCACGACGGTGCTGTTGATCGTGACGACGAATTGCAGCTTGGAGAGCGAGCCTTCCGGGATCACGCCCGAAACCGCATTGATGAATGCGTCCTGCAGCGCCAGCAGGCTCATGGGCTGGCCCACGTAGATCGAATTGATGTAGCTCACCATGGCCGGCTGCACCAGCGCCACGACCACGGCCTGAGAGACGAAGTTCGCCGATGACGCCGTGTTCCATGTGATGGTCAGCCCCACGACGTCCTGCGCCGGCACCACAAAGACAATCTCGTAGGTGTCGGGGAAATCGTTGATCGCGATGGTTTCGGTCGTTCCCACCGTTGCGGCCGGCTGCAGGTCGAGGAAGTTGAACAGCGACTGAAACAGCGCGTTCGCCACCTGGTACGGGTCGCCACCGCCGACGATGGCCTGCCATCCGCCGCCCGTCTGCCGGAACGAGATCAGGCGCGCCTGCACGCCGTTGACCTGCTCAAGCGCCGTGCGAACCAGCTTGGAGATACCTGTCCCGACCGCCTGCCCGGCCTGGATGACCTGCGCCTGATACTCGGCGAGCGTCTGTTCGGCGCCGCCCGGCACGCCCGTCGCCGGGTTCGTCACCGTGCAAGTGATGGTGCTCGGGACACTCGTGATCAGTTCCGTGACCGATGCGGGCGGCACCGCCCAGCTTCCCGAGTCGATGGCAAGGCAGAAGACAGCCGAACTCATGCCCACCGGGCCGGGGCCGGAAATTATCGTCGGGTCTTGCGTGACGTATTGGTGCGTACCGTCGCCGACGATGAAGCCGGCATTGATGACGAAGCCAGGCGAGCCGCTGAAGACCACATAGACGGACGTGTTCGACCCGATGCCGCGCTGCACCCCGTAGACCATGCCGAGCTGGTACAGGATGAACTCGTTTGCGGTCAGCGGCGAGATGGAATTGATCAGGTCAACCGCCGCCGCGTCCTGGACGATCAGCGCGCCCGTTCCCGTGCTGCTCAAGTCCTCGATCAGCGAGCCCGGTAGGGTTGTCGTCAGGCCCGGCGCGAGCGCGACAGCGCCGGCCACCAATTGGGCGTTCAGGTTGGCGATGCTGGTCGGAACCGCCCCGGCGGAAGTGATGAGCGGCATGGGCTAGGTGTAGATCGGTTCAGTGATGGGATCACCGTTCAGCGCCGTCGCATTCACGGCGTAGGTCGGCTGCTGGGCCGTAGTGTCGGCGGAAACCACGACCGAGGCAAAGTAGGGCGCGTACTGCGCCTGCGTGCGCGCCACCGCGGCATCAGGGGCAATCTGGGTGTTCACGGACTGGCGCGCGGGCAGGCCATAGTTGCCGTACAGCGGGCTTTCGTTTTGTTCCAGGCGCAGGGTTTGAACGAGCGTTGCCAGCCACACGCGCGACGTGTCGGTGATTTCATACCATACCCCCGCGGCATCGCGGCCCCAAGTCCTCATGCTGGTGCTCCAGAATTTCCGGTGACGTTGCCCGACCCGATGTGATACGTTCCCGGCAAGTGTTCGTGAGACAGGAAGCTCTTTCCGCCCACCGTCAGCGTTGCAAACGAGCCGGCGCCGCTGCACGTCATTGTCGCGCACGACACGGCACCAGTCACGGCCACGTCAGCCAGGAACGTCGCCCCGCCGGTCACCGCGATGGTTCCGCCGACAGTCAGGTTGCCGCTGATCGCAACGTTCCCGTTGAATGCGCTGTTCGGGCAGTTCACCGTGACGTTGCTTGGTGCATCAACAGTGACGTTGCCGCCCGAAATCGTCACCGTCGTCGATCCCTGGATGACCTTCACCTGGGATGTGTCCACGATGATTTCCGCCGTGCCGTCGTCGGTCAGAATCTTGGCCCCGTTCGGGGCTTGGATGACGACGGCATTCGCGTCAACGGTCGGCCATGCCGTGTTGCCCAGCGGCACATACACCAGCGCGCCCAGGTTCGATGGGGCCACCAAGGGCGCCAGGCCCGCGCCAAGGCCCGTCACGCCGCCCAGGCGGGCCGTTGCCGCCACCACCATGCCTTTGTCGCCCACTTGCACCGGCAGACGCACGTAGCGCGATTCCGCGATGGGGCATGTCACCTGGGGTAGCGTGAAGTCGCTCGCCACCTCGAACACGACCGTAACGATCGCGCCATCAACCGACACGACGCTGACGGGCCAGGACTGGCCGGCAAGCTGATCACCGTCTGCCATGCTGCTGGCGATCAGGCGCGACAGCGTCAGCGCGAGCGGCTTTTTCGTGGAAATGCTCATGTCGGCGTTCCCACGTAGGTGTCGAACACGCTGATCCAGGCTTCGGCGGAGTTTTGCCGGCTGTCGCCCAAGTGCCGGATGTTGCGAATGGTGAACTCGCCATTGAAGGACGTCACGAACTTGTCTTTGGTCAGCGCGTTGACCGCAGCGCCGGACGTGACGTTGATCAGGGACTTCTGGGGCATCTGCACCACGTCGCCGCCGTTCAGGTCGGCGCGCAGCACGGTGCGAAACTGCATCGTCCCCGGATCGACCCACGTCGGCTGGCCGATGAGGTCGAGGAAGCTGATCGGCTTGGCGGTCGGCTTGACTGTGCCGTCCGTCAGAAAGAAGCCGGCGCCCTGCTGCCAAAGGCTGGCGCCCGGATAGGTGCTAGCCGGGATGATGGCGCGGCTGGTCTTGAGGACGTAGGCCGCAAGCTGCGGCAGGGTCTTGTAGACCCATGGCTGATCCTGTGGGTAGACCAGCGATGACGACAGGCTACCCGTGATCGGGGCGCCCGGATACGCGATCTGAAGAACCTGCTTGACCGCATCGCCGAGCGGCGTGCCGGCGCGCCAGGTGTAGGAGATGTTCGCCGGGTCGGCGTTCGTGCCGGCCTGCGCGTAGGCAATCAGTTCGAGCGAGACTTCGCGCCCCTGCCAGTTGCCATAGGCTTGGAAAATCTGGCCCTTCAGCAGAATCCCAGCCTGCGCGGGATTTGCCAGTGGCAGACCCTTTGCCATGCCGCCGTACACCTCGATATTCATGTCGTTGAGGTTGCGCGCCGCCACGATGTCCGAGAAATTGACCCCGGAGATTTTCACGCGCGCACCGCCCACCGGATCGCCGTAGGCGTAGACCGGGATGTCGAACTCGACTTTCAAGGCCGCGCCGTTCGTTGTCCCGTCCGGATTGAACGAGGTATAGAAGGCGAGCACGTCCCCGCTTTTGGGTTCAGTGATGCGGACGTAGTAGGCGCGCATGGCTATAGGTACTGAGTTTCCCACGCCGCCAGAATCGTTCGGTCGGAGTCGCTGACGATGGCGTCCCAGACGATGGTTTCGCAGGTGTAGAACGATCCCGGGCCGGGCGCTTCGGCCGAGCCTATTTCGGCTGTCAGCGCATCGGAGCGCGGGCCGGTGTCGAGGGTTCCCGAGCCATTGACCAGCGCCGAATCGACGTACAGCGCGACTGCGCCACTGGTTCCGTTGCGAGTGCTGATTCCGAAGTGCGGCGCACCATCGTTGATGGTTGCGGTGGATCGCACGGTCGTGCTGTCATCAGGCCCTAGGCCAATGGTCAGCTTGCCGCCGAGACATCCCACGCCGAAATCGTTAGCTGGGCCTGGCGCGTCGTGATACACGAATCCGGCCATGTAGAACCAGCGCGCGCTGTCCACCGTGGTGGTAGCCGTGAACACGGATGCCGTTGTCCAGTCATTTTGCGCGGCATCGCTGTTGTCGAAGTAGAGAGCGCCGCCGCCGATGTAGCCGTACAGGTTGCCGGCGATGATGTTGAACGTGCCATCGTTCCAAATCAGAGGGGTTCCGACGCCAACCTCTCCGACTGCATTCTTGCCATTTCCGCTCTGGTCGTACCAGGTGTCGACGTAGACCGATCCTCCGGTTGATCCGCCTATCAGCGCGAGCACCGCCGACAGGTCGATGTAGCCATTCACGAAACCGATGTCCGCTTGCGGGTTGGTTGTTCCGTTGTAGTAGGTCACATGCACGCAAGGGCCGGTGTACGCGGAATAGAGCTTCCGGAACGAGTAGGCACGCTTGGCCTTCAGGGCCATGCCGTCGAGCCCCACGGGCGGCGGGGGCGGCGGGGGCGGCGGCGGGGGCGGCGGGCCGGGCGGGCGCGCAGGGAACGGCAGCGCCGGCAGGCCTGGAATCTCGAAGGACTGGCTTGAGTCCCGGAAGATGATCGACGTGGTGAAGTAGCCCAGCGTCAGGCTCAGGTTGTACGTGTCCGGAGAT